GTAGTATCAAGCTTACCAGAACCCGAACGAATAATTTTGATATCGTATCCATTTCTTGGGTCTGTCATATCACCAGCTTCATCCTCATCGAGGTATAAGTCGATAATATCTTGATAAACAGAGCGTGGAACTAGAACTCCCTTATCCTGGCCATCGTAATCAAATTTAGTACCTTTTTCGTCTACATATACTGGACCGCCCAATACATATTTTCTTCTGGGTACTAAAGTTTTTGCAAGTTCCTTGTCATCTTCATCCTTTGAATTTTTCAATTCTTGATATTTCTCCATGAAAGGGCATGGTTCATCAAATGTAGCTGGAGATATAATACCTCCCAAATCTTTACCTAAATAGAATTGAATAACTTCTATACCCAATTCCTGGTCATCACCTGGAGATTTGATTCTCATTCTTAAAGTACCCTCCTTAGGGTATACGAATCCACCTCCATTACCTTTTGATTCCAGCTGTTTCTTTCTGGCCAGCATCTTTTCTTTTGTAGAAAGTCCATCTGAGGATACTTTCTTTTTCTTTTTGTCTTTTATCATAATAATTACTCGTTTGGTTCGGTATAGATTACCTCGTTCATACTTAACACTGTAAGAGTGTTCTTTTCCAGGAGTTGTTGCAATGCAGGAGAAAGCTTGTCTGTTTCAAATTCCATTTCCTTCCCTGCATATAAACCATAGGTAACAATTCTACCGATAGCAACGAAGTCCTTATAGGTGTTATATTCTTCGGTGATGATACCAGATTTTACTACTACTCCCTTACGAGGTACTCCCTCTTTTACTTGTTCCGGAATAAAGAGTCCGGATTTTGTTTGATTTACCTCTTTAGGAGATAAAATCAATACCCGGTTCTCTGTTGGACTACCGGGCAATTCTTCATTAAATTTCTGAGCTACTGCTACAGATACGAAAGTCAATGAATAGTTCATATTTCTTATATTTTAAAAGTTAGTAATTGAATATAGTTCCTATCTATCTTTCCTTAGGTTGGCATTAATAGTCCTAAGGATATTCTCTCTAGATTCATAAGCTCTACAGATTGAAATATACTTGTTAGCCTTTTCTACTGCCTTCAAATATCTTTGATATATGGATTTATATTTAGGGCTTACGTTTGCTTTATGTGATACATAGTCATTGTTGAATCTCTCGTTAGATTCTTTAATATAAATCCATGCAGAAGAATAGGCTTCGTCCTTTTCCCTTGCTAGTGCATCCCTTTCTTTAATATATTTATCCCTTAAAGAACAGAATATATAATAACTAGATGGAGATTCTCGTAGCTGAGAATTGATGAGATTTTCGTTTATAGATAATTCTTTTTGGATATCTATTTCTAATATCCTACCTTCGAATTTAACCTTTAGTTTCTTCAGTTCCGTTTTCATATTGTAATAGGTTCTTAAAATCCTCTTTACTATATTTACCATCTTGGATGGCTTTTGATACTTGAGCGAATGCACATCTATATGCAACATCCATACCAGGCAAATGAAGGAGAGATTTGTATGGTGCCATCTTATCAATCAAAGCCTTGAACCTTAAGTCGCATAAATTATCAGTTCCACCCCTATCAACCAGAATCATAAACAAAGCCCAATAAATATGGGTAGCATCTTCATAGGCTAACCTTGCCTCTTCATCTTTCATAACTCCAAAAGCCAAATCCTCTAATATATTGAGATTAGATTGTAATTGCTCTATCTGAGTTTTAATCCGATTGAATAACATCTTATCTCTACCTACTAACTGTAAATTACATAACCTTAGTTGTCGATTAAGATTTTCGATAGAGAAATTTAAGCAAGCAGCTACCATGTAAGTTAGCGATGATAGTCTGTTAGCATTCAAAATATCTTCTTCGTTTGCCATAGTTTCATAAATTTATATTATTTATGTTGTCATAGTATCCTCTTTCTTCATTTCTGTAGTGGATTTAGCATTATCTTTATGATGAAGATACCTATTGCAACCTGGGCACTTAACTAATTTACAATCAGCAAAAGTGGATGAATCTACTTCTGAGTAGTCATATTCAAATTCACAATCACAGTATGGGCATTTAGCTCGCCATACAGTGGGTCCATTCAAAATCTTTTTCATAACGTTTTCTTTTCTTAATATATTTATATACTAACATTGGTGATATCCCATACTTCCTAGCAAGTTTTGCTTTTATCATACCAGTATCATACTCATAAAGTAATTGAAGTATATCGGGTCTACTTAATTTTGTATCTGAAAATTTAAACCTACCATCTCTAATACATTGTTGAGTATTTTCCTTAGCAGTACCCCAATATAAGTTCTTATAATGATTATGAGTTCTTATATTATCCTTATGACATACATACTTATGATTATTTGGGTTTGGTACATATACTAATGCTACTAATTGATGAATGTTATAAGTATACCTATATCCATTCGTATCCCTAATAGAAACTATAACGTATCCGTTATTTTTAATTCGATTAAGGGATAATTTTACCCAACCTTTGCCCTTATAATTAGAATATACCTTACCATTCTTGGTAACATGGTAATTAGGGCAACCAATGCAATCTAAGTTTCCCTTTAAAATCTTCCTCATACTGCTTTATCTCTTTACTAAACAATTTAGGATAATCCTTAATGATTACATTCTTATACTTCTTATGTTCTTCCATATATTCCTCTACTGAGAAATCTGGTTGAAGCATCTTTCTATAATCATACCCAGGAATAAAAGGTAATTCTTCTGCCATTGACCTACCAATAGAGAAGTCCATTGACATATCTACATCATCCACTTGAAAACCAAAATATTTCTTAGTACTGGGGTTTCTCAATATATCCCATATTTTAAAAACAGTCCAAGTATTAATATATTCAGGCTTTGAGTAAAAATAGGCTGCATCATGAACAGTTGCTACTTCAAGCATACGAGGTAATTTACCTTGTCTCATTAACCAATAAACAAGGATAGCTCCAAAATTTGTCATATTTGCTGCAGCACCTTGACAGGGGAAGTTAAGACCTAAACGAATTGCATAAGCAACTTCTTGCTTGTCATTTGAATATATTTGTGGGAGTCTTCGTTTAGTACCAAATAATTGGGTATAATATCCATGCTTACGAAGGAATTTCTCTTGCTTCTCTTTAAATTTAAGTATTTTAGGATGTTTCTTAAAGAACTCATCCATCTCTTTACGAGCTTCCTCCTTGGTAACTATAATACCAGCTTTTGGGTCTGATAATTTTACTGCTAGCAAAGCATCTCCAATCCCATAAATAAGTCCAAATGCAATTTGCTTTGCTTGCTTTCTCCTTACCTTCCAAAGCTTATGGTCAGGATGACTTTCGTCTTCGTATATTTTACTTGCTTCCTCAATTGGAACCCCATATTTTGCTGCTGCTATACCAAGGTGAGGGTCTACTCCCTTAGCAAAAGCTTCCAGATAAGTTTCATCACCTGATAGATGTGCCATCATTCTTAACTCTGCCTGAGAATAGTCGAATGCCATATATAAATAACCCGGAGGAGCAACTAATTGTTTCTTAATATTTGGGTCTACAGATGTCTTTGGTATTTGCTGCATATTTGGGTCAGCAGAACTGAATCGATTAGAATCTGTTCCATGTATATTATACCTACCATGTAATCGAGAATCATCTTGGACTTTTTCACGCCAACCTTCAATATAGGTAGTATACATTTTCTGTAAACCTCTTAATTCAAGTAGCTTATCAAGGAATATTGCTTTTGGAGATTCTGGGTCTTTTATTGTTAACCTTAATTCAACCAAAGTATCTTCATCGGTACTTGGCTTACCAGATTCATTATTTTTAATTACTGGGAATTTAAAACCAGAATCTGAATACATGAGTTGGGGTAAATCAACCGGACTACTAAGATTAAGAGGTCTTATAAGTTCCTGTTCTTTCTTGGTAGTAAATATACCTGCACGAATGTTTGATATCTTTTGTTCCCTTGAATCAATCTTACGTTTATCTTTTGGGTCATTGTAATCTAACTCTTCAAGTTCAGCCTCAATAGATTCGATATACTTTTCTATTTTAACTTGATTATATTTCTTGGTAAACTTCTTTACCCTTGGTAAATCATAGATTGCTTGTCTAGCAGCATCTATCTTTGGTTTATATTCCTCAAGCAATTTCTGATTAAATTCCGTATCAAGGTATAATCCCTCTTTCTCTACCGAAGTTAATACCCGGGAATTACACATAAATAAATTACGAAATACCGAATACATCTTCAAGTCAATTAACTTCTTCTCGAAGAATATCATTAATCGTAAAGTGAAGTCTGTATCTTGACAGCCATATTTACATAAGGGGTCTAATTCCTTTTTATCCCAGGGTATCTTATCAAACTTATCTTGCTTTTCATAATCACCATATTCTGGTAGATATCTTCTAACCATATCCTTTAACCCATGGGGTTTTTCCTCATTGAGAACATATTTTGCAAGCATACCATCTAAGCATGTACCTCTATAATAGATATGATACTTTTGATTAATCTGGTCATCAAATTTCCAGTTCCATGCAACCTTTACAATATCATAATTCTCAATAATCTCTTCCCCAAATTTCCTTAACATCTTCTTCCAGTTCCATCCGGGAGAAGTATATTCTTTAGTTTGGAAATGGTCTAAGGGAATAGAAGCACCAAATCCTGGCATCCAAGATACCGAGAGAATAGTTGGCTTGAAACTTTTGTTATAGATTGGTTCAGCATTAGTTTCGTAGTCACAGCAAGCATAACCCGTTGCTTTGCAACAAGCAATAAGTTTCTTAAGTTCTCTTTTATTCTTAATTATCTTATATCTCGTTTCCATGTTAATAAATAGAAAGAGGGACATACCCACATGTAGTAGATACATCCCTCTAATATTAGAATGAGTCCTGTAAATCTTCAAGATTGGTATTTAGGTATTTCCAATCTTTCTTATAAGAATGAAGAGAATCAATGGTGTGGTATAAGTAACCGGGTTTAACTCCCACCTCTTGAGCTACATATTCCATAAGTCTCCATGCAAGGTATACATCATTACCAAAGTGAGTAACAAAATCCGAACTTCTTTGATGATAGCAAATATGTAATACCTTCTCTCCTTTACCGTTTTGACGGATAAGGAAATCGTAATACATAGAGCAAGGAATACGTCGACTTCCATCAAGGAAACATAAATCTGAACCATGAAATATTGGGAGTACTGCTTTACGAGTATCATTATCCCTTTTAAGAAGATTAATTACTTCTTCTAAAGCTAACTTACCAGTATCACTTAAATCATTCCAAATCCTTTCTGGATAAGTATAATCAAACTTTTTACCATTTGGACCCTCAACTAAGAATTGTTCCCATAAGTCTTTCCTTAACTCCCAAGCTGTACCGGGATTTAAACCATACCAACAAAGCCTTTCTCCTAACTCTGCATCTGCCCATTCTCTTGAATGTGAAAATACAAATAACCATACTGGGTCTCCGAGTGAAGTCAAGCAATATTGTTGGCAAATGAGTTCCTTTGTTTCAAATTCCTCTTTACCTTCAATGACTTTATTCTGATAGGTCTTTGGTTTTACAGTTTGACCATAACTGTTGAGTTCTCTGCCAAGTTCTGACATTAACTCAAAAGAATTACTGTAGATTCTCATTCTTCTGTTTCTTTAAAAGTTTCTTCTTATATGCTTTACGTTGAGAATAGGATATCACATTTTCTGGATATTCTATATCTTCATATTCTAATAGCAAGTCCTTTGCTAACAAAGCTTGGTATTCGTATAAGTCCGGACGAAGTACTTTAAAACTCCTGAAGAATACCTTAAATGAAGACCATTCTTTCTCTGTACCCTTTTGGATTTTCTTATAAACCTCTTTAACTCTTTTAGTCCAAGGATTATCTATACCCTTGATTACTTTCTTTAAAGGTTTATAAGCTGAGTACATTAAGAGTGTCTCTACATTCCCATACATTTGAGTCGCAAATAGGTTGATTTGTACTGACTGGTCCGGCCCATACACATATTCGGCCATCCGTTGAATTAATAGGAAGTCGAATATTAACCTCTTTGTAATCTCTGATGCTCTGATTACCATTGTAATAACTGGGATGTCCTCTTGAAATCTCTTCGAAAAAGTTGCAGCAATTAAACATTGTTTACCGTTATCATGATGATTATTAAACATATATGTAACATTGTAATTCTGATTATACTTGTTCTTCAGGATTCTTAATTTGCTACGTAAGAGGTCTAACTTATTAAAATCAATATAATTATTCAATAAGCTCGTCCACTTAGTTTCTTTGTAATTAAAACACCTGCCATAATCAAAATCTGGGTCTATCCATGCTTTACGTATTTTTATAAACACATTGTATGCTACTGCAACTCCACTGTTTGCAGTAGCACCTTTATCAAAAAGAACGGGGTCTAATCTTAAGAAAGCCTCGTTCAATTTCTCCCATGCCTCTTGTGAAGTAGCAAACTCCAAAGAGTGGAGGGTCTCCTCCGTATTCGATTGAAGACCCTCTAATTTTCTATTCCATCCACTCATTAGTAATTTGTTTTTTGTCTCCAGAGGTTAAGTCTTTGTTTCTTAAAGAATAACCTGTAGATTGATTCATCTGAAAATCCTTGTAATCCCAAGAATCCCATATATAGGTAGAAAGCTTTTACCAAAGAATACTGAAAATCTAATTCCTTAGTCATTACTTGGGTTTGTTTCCATGGTCTACACTTAAGAAGATTCCTTGCAATATTCAATTCATATACTACATTGAATAATAATACCTTCTCTTCTTCGTGAGATGCTTCACTTAAAGTATTAAACCCGGGAGTATAATCTTTTACTGATTCATGGTCTTCATCAATCATATTAAACCGATTAACTAAACCAATACTACCTTCGGTAACCATGGCTATACCCAGTGTAATTACGTCCTTCAATTCCTTTACTTTGAAGTCAGAGTAATCGACTACGTAAGACGTCCCCCAGGAGAAGATATCTTCTGGTAGTATATTTGCAAAGTGGAACAAAGTGAATAGGAATCCCAGAGCATCTCCCTGTTCTTCATTGGCATTCTGCAAATGGTTGAGTACCTGAGTATATTCATCCTCTGTTAACTGGTCAATATTCCATCCCCACTTGTGGCATATCTTTACTACCTCAGAGGTAGATTCATAACCCTCCATTAGTTCTTCGATAACCCTGGCAATAAAATCCTTAAGAACTACTTGATTTTGGTGATTATTAATATCAACCGGATAATCGGGTAGCTTTTCTATTTGCCGGTAGCCGTCTAATTGTTCTAACGAAAGAGAATACATTGCTTGTAAATACGTACCTACTTCTAAAGTAGGTACTGTTTCCTTAATATTACGTATATCCATTACTTACTTCCTGTTGAATTAAATCCACCTTCACCTCTTGTTCCCCACATTTGAGATTCAGAATAAAATTCTTCTGATTGAATCTCCTCGGGTTCTGTGAGATAGATTGGTACATGAATAAATTGGGTTGCTTTCTCATCCACCTTTAGAGTCTGTATTACTCGACTGAGATTGATTATACCAATATGAATCTCTCCTACATAAGGAGAATCTACAATCTCTGCAGTATACAGAAGACCTTTTTTAGAAGCAAGCCCAGACTTATTAGCTGCCATGAGCATAGACTCTTGAGGTTCAATAAGTGGTTTGATACCAGATGGAATAAGGATTCTCCCTCCCGGATAGATTTGAATGTCAGTTACGAAGTTGGTAGTTGTATTTACTCCCAATACAAAATCTGGAGTAAAATGATTTGGAGACTGGTTTGCCTCGATTTGAATCAATTGTTGAGGGTCCAAGTTTCTTGGGATATAGAAATCCAAACCTGCATCACCTGCATTACCTCTTGATGGAGTCTTTACGTCTCTTACTTTAATAAATCTGAATCTGTTCATAATATATTACATTGTTTTAAAAGTTGTCTAAAGGTTAATCCCCGTTGAGGAGTTACTCCGAGTGAATGACAGAATCTTTCTACGTCATATTCACCCTGCATAAACAAATCAGCAAGAACATCATCTTGCCGTACATAATAATTTGGGTTGTTAAGATATAACTTAAACATTGCCCATATCATTCTTAACTTATTGACCTTTCCCATTGCATTCTTTATAAAGTTCTCTAATACGTTTCTTAGGTACTTCGAATTTCTCAACTGTCTTTGAGATAATTTCTTTTCTGTCTTTCCCTTTCCGAATCAAGCTTCGGATGAATTTCTTGATACCAACCGTGTCTTCTAATACATCCAAATCTTTGTATTGATTCTTCTGTTCTAATTCTTTCCTTGTAATGTTCAAGTTCTGGGACATCTTGAATGCACACAGTTCTGAATCTCCGCATAATTTACATTCTTTAGTGGATAAATCATACCCAATACCAAAGCATGGGTCTCCATTACTTCCCAACTGAGAGATATCCAAGGGTGTTAGGATATCCTGCTTGGTTAAGTCAGGAAGCATTTGTTTTTTCTTTGCCATAATTAATCATCTATTCTTTTTTCTGTTAGTCTTATAACTGAATCTCCAATCTTCAATTCCGACTCATACAGTGGTAAGTAGGAATGTCCAATTGCATTAATAAATAGTTTCCTGATATCACCCAAGTGTTGTGAGTAACGAGAATCAGTATAAGTTAGTACCCTAACCTGTAGCCCTGAACAGAAAGATAAATCAAAATATACCTTATACTCATTGGGTATTACCTGAGTAGATTGTATATCTGATATCCATACTAATGAACTACAATTAAAGACATGGAGAGGAATAAGTTCCTCTCCGATTATCTTATTAACCAGTTTCTTATATAACTTAGTAATCATAACTTTTGAATGTTACATTTTGATATTTACAATGAGGACAAGTCCAATCCTTAGTATGCCAAGGACCTCTTAAATCCTTTATATCGCTCTCCTTGAATTTCTTCTTGCAATGATGACATTTGTATTTATATACATCGTAATCATACTGAGATGAATAGGTATAGAGTATCCCGGTAATCACTCCCAATGTTACTGGTATTAGTAATGTTAATTCCATTGTTTTAAGTATTAATGTTTAATGCCCTATGTCCCTAATAAGGATGTAATTATTTCCTCCTACGGAGAAAAGTAATTACTCATAGTACTTATAAGTCTACTTAAGTAAGGTATTCTTATAAAGAATGAATAGGGTGATTCTTCCATAGCTTCTCTAACAGAATAACTTTCAATTCTTGTTTTTGATAATATTGTTTCCTATGTCTGCCATGTCGGCTAAGGTAATTCCCAGGATAATGAAGATCATCAAGGTATACCTTATTTTTAGATTCATCGGTTCTTACCAAACGACCAAGGAATTGAATGGATTTTTCTTGTGAATCCATACTTGCGGTATTGAGTAAGTACTTAAGCTTAGGAAAGTTTTTACCTCGAGCAATGATTGTAGTTGATACCAGGATATCTATTTTACCTTCTCTAAAATCCTTCATTATTTGTTGTCTTAACTTAGAAGGAGTATTAACATGCACATAGGAGATATTATAGGCATCGCCCAGTTTCTTTTTAAAAAACTTATATAGATTTTCACAATGTGCAATATGCTTGCATACTACAAGAGCAGGATATCTGCCTTGATTAATATTCCATCGTAATCGAGCATAAGCCATTTTCCTTGCATACTTATTCAAGGTAATAGAGTCATCATAAATGTCCTTATAGGATATACAATCAGATTCCCAATTACCATACCAAGGTTTACCAGGTACCATCTTTACGATTGTTTTAGTTGAGTAACCTTTCTTGATAGAATCCTTAAGTTTAAACTCGGCAATCACCTTACCAAAGAATACCTCGAGATTCATATTCTTAACTTTATCCTTAGCAAGCTTACTCATATAAATGGTACCAGATAATCCTATACGAACTCTGGTATTAAATAAACGAGTAAGTACATTTTGATATTGCTTACTACCTGCTTGGTCAGCCTCATCTACCAAAACCATATCTACCTTTGCTAATTCATTCTGATAGAATCTCATGTTACGAGAAATAGATTGAACCATACCAATGGTAAAATTGCTCCAGTTTAATACTTTACCTTGAACAAATGTAATCTGTTCTCCTGGTAGGTATTTCTTAAATTCATCTCTAGCTTGATTCAACCAGTCAGAGTCATTAGTTATTAGCAAAGTCTTTAACTGCTTCTTATAGGATAGATAAAGAGACGACATGATAAGAGTTTTACCTGCATTAACGGTGTAATCTAAAACCCCAATTTGAAAAGGTACTTTACCTACCTTATTATTGATTACTGCTTTAACAGCCTTCTCTTGTTCTGGTCTTAATTTATATTCTCCTATCTTCGTAACAACTTTACTGACTTTAGGTAAAGGTTGTCGCATATCTACAACTTTAGGTTTAATTCCGTACTCAGTACACTTCTCATATACTGCTGGAAGTAAACCTATTTTAAATTCACCATGCTTGTTAATGTAATGAATCTTGCCGTCCCAGTTCTGCATACCTCTTTGCCTTGTACGTAAGTAGAAAGCATTTGGATGACGAATGGCAAACTCTGCATAGAGTTTCTGTGCGAACTTAAGAGGTAAGTCCAGTTCGCACATATTCCCATTCTGTATGATTATCCTACTCATTTGATAATTACAGTTACACCTTTCTTGGTATCCTCTACTCTGTTACCTAAAAATTTTAAAGCTTTCATAACGTTATGTTTTAATTATTAATCTTATCCCAGAGAGAGCCCTCAACTTGAGGTTCCTCTAAGGATTTTTTATTCTTATTTTTATATAAATACTTATTATACCTTTCTACTGCTTTATCAGTATATAATTGAGCAATATCGGGTAGACCATTACACCATGCTAGAGATTCAAACTGAGCATCTATGAAATCCTTATAATCCCAACCTTCTTCCTCTAAGAATGCTGCTACATAAGCAAAGTGAACATACTTTTCAGGATTCTTTTCATATGATTCATATATACCAGTTGCTTTAGCAATCTTACTTACAAAGTAATCATGTACCTTAGCAGTGAGTTCTAAATCTGCTGACTGTAATTTAATCTCAGCTTCTGTTTGATTAGTAATGTTATCCTGCATGGATATTAACCTTTGCATAACATTACGATAATCTGTCATCCTCTTTAAACCAGTCTCAATGTATTTAATAAAACCTTCCCGGGTATCAAATTTGAAATCTTCACAGAAGGTATTACATACTTCTGCAAGCTTTTTACAATTTGCCCATTCTCGGGAATTACTTTCGTTTATTTTACGAACCCCTCTATGCTTTAACTTTATACGAGTTGCATATAAAATATCGGCAACAAGGGCAGCATCCCCCTTAGATGCTAGTAAAATGTTAGAAACTTTCTTAGTTGTCCCTTTATTAGAAACAACCACTGCTCTAGTATTTATTGCCTCCTTTCGAGCAATAACAAAAAAAGCCTCAACTGGGAAGTTATCTACCTCTAAGGTATTTAATATTTCCTCAAACTGAGACTTAGTTATATGGATAGATGGGGAACGTTTAGTATTCATAATCCTGAGGTTTATTAAGTACTCTATTAATGGTATTTGGGTGTAATAACAAGATACGACTTAAACTTCGTTTATTATAACCTAACCGATGTAAATACATGATACAAGTATGAACTTCTTTAGTAACTACCGACCGAGGGGATTTAGAACCTCTTTTACCATATAGATTATTCTCTTTACCATACCGAGGCTTGGGTAAAAAGAAATTCCCATTACGTATACAATCAGAAGTATTCATCTTAGGAGTACCCCATCTTAAATTAGATAATTTATTATTTAAGGGATTATCATCTAAATGTCTAACTATATTATACTCATTGGGTTTGGGGTTTATAATCCAAGCTAAAGCTAATAATCTATGTAATGGCCAATTTTTTCCTCGAATGGTAAGTCTTAACCTACCTTTATTAATCTTAGGTATTATTTCATACCAAACACCCCGTTCTTTCAAAAATACTCTACCAGAACGAGTAATTAAAGAATCTTGAATACCCGGAATGGGTTTGACAGCTTTAGGTATATTTGATATGGATACCTTAATTCGATTTTTTATATTCATGTTATTAATATATTATTTTATAATATAATAGGAAATCCTTACTCCAAAGAGTTTCTGATTTGAATCAGTTCTTGATAACTTTGATACCTTATTTGATATACTAGCTTAAGTGTTTGTTTCTTTCCCAAATCATTTACATCAAAACCCTCTGGAAGAAATACTACCTTGACTTTTTTATAAGCTACTAATTTAAGTGCGAGATTAACAGCATAAGACCTGGCGTCTGGGTCCAGCAATATAATAAATCTTTCGCATGAGGATTTAAGTAATTCATTGATTTGGTACTGACTAATAGCTTTGCCCATTGTGGCAATTCCTCTATCGCCCATTGTGAGAGCATTAAGTGCTCCCTCGCAAATGAATACCGACCGATACATCTCCAACGCATCATGATTAAAGATGATAAATTGTTTTCCCAAACCGGTGATGTCTTTGTCTGGGTTATTATATCTGGGCCCTTTGCCGATAACATTTCGAGCATTGTAATACCTAAGTTGTCCTCGATAATAAAACGGGATGATAAGGTACCCATATGTTGAGCCGCTTGTTCCATAGCCGATACCGTATCTTGAAAACTTCTCGAGGCTAAATCCGCGTTTCTTGATATATCCCCGAATGCTTTTTGCAAGTTGGCTATCCCCGAGCGAAATGTTTCTAAATCCCTCAGGGAGATATACTGGCTTACTTTCGGCAAGTTCGATTTTCTCTTCCTTAAACTGTAGTTCATCAAATTGTCCATTGTTCAAAAAGTTAATTAGTTCATGGTATTCTGTAAATCCCTCTATATCCATTATCAGTTGAGCAGGAGAGGGATGAGCATTACATCTAAAACAATTGGTTCTATACATAGAAAGGTTAACTCCCAACTTATGTTCTCTCCCACAATAGGGGCAAGTTGGTATACGCATCCAGCCATGTCGATATTCAAAAGCTCCAAGTCTTTTAATGAAATAAGTTTTGAGCTTAGACTTAAACTGATTTGTTATTTTCATAAACTTCTATTTAAGTAGTGACTAATACTAGCTTTACTTAGCTTATACTTTTCTCCCAATTCTTTATTGGAGTAACCCTTGGCTTTATCCCTAATTAACTCTCGTACCCTATCATGTCCTAATCTATATCTCTTTTTAGTTTCTTTAACGTATCTATGAATATGGGTTATATTGTATTTCTGTGTACCCCAATAAAGATTAGTATGTATATTATTGCAAGGGTTATTATCTTTATGACATACATGAGGTTTACTCTCTGGGTTAGGTACCCAAGCTAAGGCTACTAATCTAGAAGCCTGAATCCTTTTATGTTTATTACTATCTCTTAATATATGATATATCCTACCCCGATTGAGGGTACCTTTTAATAACATCCATACTTTTCTTTTAGGGTAGTATCTATATAACCTACTTCTCTTAGAAATATAATAATCTGGCCACCCTACTATATTAGAGATTAACTTTCTTTTAGATATCACCTGATTTCTTCTCATACTTTTCTTTATTTGCAGAGGGATTATCTTTAGAACTCTTCATCATAGAATCTAATACTCCAGAATACACTTCATCATATTGTTTACGTTGTTCCCTTGTAAACTCTGTACATCTTTGCCTTTCGACATCGCATTTGAATAATGCTCTACCAGAAGGAAGACCATCCCTTTGTACTACAATCTCTGAACGAAGGATATTATCTTTCTCTTCTTGCTCTGTACTGTTAAGACCCATAATGAATTGAGCATTACGTACAATGGCAATAGAACCAGATATATCGTTCTCATCATATTTAGTTGCTTGGTGTTTCTTACCTTCACGAGTAATATGATGAGCAGTCCATACAACATCTAAATGCAAATCCTCAGCAAGATTCTGAAGGTCTACATATACATTAGATATCCTTTCGAAATCTTCTCTATCCTTTGCAATAGAAGCAAGCTTCCCTGCATAGTCAACCATCAATACCTTAATATCAATCCCTTGGCTCCTAAGAGTAAGTATCTTCTCCCTTATATAATTGCAGTCAGTAATTAATGCAGGTACTCTTTCAACGATTAATTCAACTCCAAACCTTGAAAGTTTTCTTAAATGCTTAGCCTCGAGTTTATCATAATCTCCAGTATATAATTCCTTCTTAGTTTTATTGATACTGGATTGAATGAAACGGTCCATGATTTGTTCTTGACCATTTTCTGTATCCACATAATAAACTGACTTCTTCATTCTAAGGTAACCTCTTGCAAGGTTAACCATGAAGAATGTTTTCTTTGCTTTAGGTTTATCCAAGATTACATTGATTGATGCACCTGGGAATCCTCCCGCATTGGTTAAATCGTTTAGTTGCCTAAATGGGCATGGTACTACTGAGGGTTCTGCCTGCCTTTTAAATTGACGTTCAGTAACATCTCGAATCATGAATAAAGGTTCATCCTCCTGTTTAGGTCTACTTCTTTGTAAAACCTTCTCTACCTTTCTAGAATATTCTTCGTACTGTTCGAAGTTATCTAAGTCGAATGAATCATTTAAGTTCTTCATTTCAACATAAGTAGAGAACTGATAGATTTTCTCTTTAATATATTCTGAATCGGATAATTGAATTGAATAAAGATTTTTGATAACCTTCTCGATGTTTGGGATATCATCCTTAGTAACCAGGTCAACATAGTTTTTAGATTCTAGCATTTCTCTGAGTACTTGTTTAAGGACATTCTGTGAGGGTATCTTTCTTTGCTTCTTGAAGTATTTAAGTATACCCTCACAAATTAAGGAATGTTCGATAAGTACTAAGTAGCTTGGTTTTATTCTGCTTAATACTAAACCTCCTTCCTTATCTTGAATGATGAACCTGAGAATCTCTAACTGAAAGTCAGGTGCAAAGCTAAATTTAATTTTATTCTTTTTCATACATTATTATATTGCAATATTATATACTAATAGATTTTGATAGTCCTCATGTAGTTCTGAACTCATGTCCACAATATCTAGTCTTCTTATCCTCAGCCGTTCGGTGAAATTTTTTGATATTCTTATATTATATAAAATATATTTATTATATTTGCATAACGAAATACTTAAAGAATATGAGGAAATGTAATGGAAACAATGGTTCAGAGCTTCATAGATTAAAACCCATGCGGGATTATGATGAAGCAATGTTTAATCGGTTATACAAAGTTTGTAAGCCAGTTATTCGGAACCTTACCAAACAGATTGATTACAAAAGGTTTAACCTTACGCCAGATATAATATCTTCTTATTTTGGGGATAAAATGTTATTTGTTTTTAATAAGTACTACGGTACTTGTAGTGAAGAACATCTTAAAGCAAGAATCCTTTCTTCTCTTGCTACATTTAAGAATAAGCTTCTTCGATTTGCCTATGGAGAGATTGCAGAATACAATCAGAACCTATTTAAACTTGAAGACTTATTTGATAATGATAAAGAGTTAGAAGATGACGATGAAGAGGTTAAGGCTAAGGAAGAAATGCTTGAATTATTATATAAGTATATGAAAGAGAAATTATCTCCAGATGCTTATATGGTATTTGAAGTATTACTTACTCCACCTCCTTATATTAAAGAACGAATTAAAGATGGAGAAAGAATCACCAATATAATGCTGGTTGAGTTCTTTGATATGCCTAGAACTAAGAAGTCGGTTAAATACATAGGAGAACTCAAACAAGATATCTTATATTGGGAAGAGAAAGCTAAAGAAGAACTTCACTACTAAACACAAAAGAAAAGGGGCGTTTCCCAACGTCCCTCTCCTATAATCCATAAATTAAAAGTTCTTTGTCAACAATATAAGTAGTTAAGACATAATATTATAGTTTTATAATGTATGCCAGTACGTAGTAAGGTGGCCTATTTTCGTGAGGTTGACCTCCACCTGCAGCCCTGGTATCATGGTCCCATAGGCATACATAAGAATTATCTCTATCAGTTCTATTACTACCAGAAAGGTTATTACCAATCCATTGAGTACCATTAGCTCCCACCAAATCTGAATGAGCCTCGATAAAGTAAGCATCTGCGAAATTGTGAACGTGAGATGGAATCTCTTGAGTTGAAAGAGTTACTTTTTCTTGGCCACCCGTATTACCAATCAAATTGTAATCCCCATTACCCGATGACCAGCCAACAATAAACTTACCCGATAAGTCTGGTGTCTGTAAGTCTTCTACAATCTGACCATTACATAAAGCCCAACCTTCTGGTACAGAAACTCCATTCCACATGGCAATTAGTCCTCTTGGTATATTAGCTCCTGCCATACCACCAAGCTTTTTATCAATGTAAGCCTTGATATCAAAGTTTGGGAATCCTTGCAATAGTCGTAAGAGAGTTTCTATATTGGCTTGTTGCATTCCATGGATAGCAGTATTATATTCTACTGGTTGGGGAAACTTTCCTGCATAAGGAACAATAGAATATTTCTCTACTGAGTTATCTATTGAATTAGTACCTTGCCCATATATACCAATTAATACCATTGAGGATTTGTCTACCAAACCTTGAGATACTGAAGCCATAGCTCTATTCACTAGAGACTCATATGATAATTCATTATCTTCTAATACATTTGTTTTTGACAGGTTTCTAGAATCCTTGGGTGTTGGGTATAATGGGTCTACTGATTTCTTGTACAGAGAATAGAACGAATTAGATTCATTCCAGAAAGCTCTGAACTGTACTGGGTTCTGTACAGGCTCTTCCAAATGTGTATGGTAAGCAAATACAATCACATCCTCATTAGAACCCTTTGAGCCTTCAATATTAGGTATACTAATATTAGCACTATCAGAAATATAGATTGTACCATCCCTTGCTATACAACCAAAATTTGTATCTGGTCCTTCACCAGAATCTGCAGCTTTAGTCATATACCTTGAAAGGATTCTGTCCTTCATTGCTTGATATGCAGGAGATGTAGGTTCTCCATTAGGCAAGAGAGTGATTGCATTATTTACAATCGTTGCTGAGCCAAATCCACAAAATGGACCAATGCCTACAGGAGCAGCTATTGCTTCAGCTGCATCCTTAGACTTTATTATACCTTCATAATCAAAATACGTTTTCATAATGTATCTTCGTTATTGTTATTACTCTTATATTCTTTCGATTGGTTTTTCATATCTTGGAAAGCCTCTCCTACAGCCTTGAACTTGAAGGTTATTAATTTCCAAAAGATAGACCAGATACTATACTTCTTTTCTACACCATGTAGAGTACAGATGTGATTATAAATGCTATCTATCTCGAAACAGTAACATAATACCATTACCGTTATAGATACTGTTATTGGATTTAATCCGTAAGGTTCTCCGATGGCTTTACCTATTACGGCACCCAGTAAGATGTAACACAAGTAATCAATGATTTTATTAAGAGTTCTTCTCCCGGCTCTAGATTTTCTTATTTCAATCTTCTTTGCCCTACTTGCAGATATCCCAAACCAAAAATCTGTAAATATTAGTACAAAGGCTAATAAAATCATCCACCTCAAATCAAAGATAATGGTATAACATTCAGAAGTGAATCCAATGATACCAGTTTTAAATAATGTGTTAAAAGAGCTGCTTTCCATTTTGTTTATTCTATTTTAAGTGACCATTCTGTTCCTTCCGGAACTAATATATTAATACCTTGTTCCGAAATATCATTGGATTCCCAAGTAAGTTCTGTCTTATCAACTACATCCAACAGGTTTACTATGAATACTGCTTTAACTGCAGGATTAGCTTTCACATAGAAAGTATGTTTACCTGGTAAATTAGTAAAGAATTGATAAGGACTTGGATGAACTACATCTGGAGCTGTCTCATATACAATATCCGAAACTTCTCCAGTATCTGAAGTACATGTTACGATAGTAGATACTTCTTGTACATCTTTGCTTAGTTCTGCACTTACTGGATTACAAGTTAAAATATACTTAGGTATAACATCCTTAATCGTAAGGCTTACTACTGAACCTTGATAATAAAACTCATAATTACCTGCTTTATCGAAAGTGATAAGAGTGTTCGAATTGTATTTCTCAGATGAACCCTCTAAGTCAATCTCAGTTATCCTATTACCACCATCTCCCCAACGTAGGTAGAATTGGCAATTCTTGGATTTGGTTAATTGATAGCCTGCCTTGATATACTTTCCTGCATCTGCTTCAGCTTCAGAGTAAGGTTCTAATTCATACCAATCCTCATCCTCTTCATTCAAAGGTTCTAACCACAAGTAGGATTGAGGAGTAGGTATATAAGCAAGTACTTCTACTTCTACAGACTTACTAGCATCACCCACCGATTCAAATTTATAACTTCCAGCCTCATTAAATTGGTATTCTGTACTTCTACCATAGTAGAAATCAGGACCAACTACATAGCGATTAGTTAATTCTAAAGTACCAAGTTTTACCCAAGTACCTTGGGTATTCTTTTTGTAAATGGTCACCTCGGTATCAAAATAACTACCTAAGTTTGCACTTTCGAAAGTAGAATAATAAATACCCGATGTAACCCAAAGATTAACTGATGCAGAACCTTGAGCATTTAGGTTTAATCGTTTGTTTGATACGCCTATATCGTAGTTAATCGTATAACCTAATCTGTAAGCTACTACTGTACCATAATTACTAGCATTACCTGAGTCATCTTTAGTACATCTAAATTGGAATGTACCAGTAGTAGTTGGTGCCCATCTTTGACCATTACGAACTAAAATACCTGGGTCTGAAATACATACGGCAATAAGTTGACTTGTATCTTCGGTAGGATCTGAAGAACGAATAGTTATCAAAGACTTTTCATCGTTGGTAAGATTTATATTCCGAGGTTCACAGAATACCGTATAGTTAGTAGCAATAACAGTTACGGTTAAGGTAACCTTCTTTGCTGGGAAGTCTGCAATAACCCATTCATATGTACCTGCAGAGGTTATTTCCCAAACAGAACCAGAATCTTTAGTTTCATAGGTATTAAGTAACTGTACGGATACAGGTTTAATATTTCCCTGATAATTCATATTTGCAGTTACCCTTACTTTGATTACTGGATTAGTACCTGTAATTACTAAATTATCTGGGTCTGTTCCTCCTTCTACCAAGTCGGTATATATGTGATAAGATTTAGTGTAATATTCTAAACCTATATCTACATAGGTAGTTACTGAAGTATCTCCTACACTTCGGAAATAATATCTTTGGTCACCCTTTCTTGCATAGAAAATAGAACCACTTTCGTATTTCTTTGAACTCCATTTATTCTCAGCTGGGTCATATCCAGTTACCTGATACCTTAAATCGGCATCATCATAATCTGATGTAACTATTACTCTAATAGGTACTTCGGTTATATGCCCAGTTACAATCTTTGCAGGACTGATAAGAGGTTCAGCTACAATTTTATAATTGTAAGCCAAATCAAATCCATAAGCAATCTTCCCAGATACATTGTATGGTAAGAATCTATCGAATAACTTATCAATTGATTGTTTGAAAGCTTTGAACTCTGGAGTGGGGGAAGTAAACCCATGACCGCTTATAGAAATACCTACCTCTATACATTGAGCACAACCATAAATCTTATCATAGTTGTATTTGTCGTACTGAGAATAATCGGTATCATATAAGGGGTCTACCTTTTCCCATTTATCCATCTCTCCATCGGTTGGGTCTGTAATTGTACAGGTTAGCCCATACATATTAAAAAGAATTTCGAAGAACTTTCTTGAGCCACGAATCTTAAGTAATGAGATTGAATACTTTAAGATAGTTCGAATCTGTTCATCACTTAAGTTGGGAACTCCCTTGTGTTCTCCGGTTCTAGCAAATGGTAATGCTCCCAAGAACTCCCAGAGGTAATTTAAATACCTCTGCTGAGTTTTATCGATATCGATTATATCTAGAATATTATCAATATCTTTAGTTATATCTTCTTGGAAATAGTTACCACAAATTTCTAGAAATCTTTCTAATATGCCCTTACCGTCGACTTTATAAGTATCTTGCTCTTTAAATTCGAAAGGTAAGAAATCAATTAGGTTTTTAAGATTTGTCATACGATTTCATTTACTTTAAGTGTTAACTGACTTGAGTCTTCGAATACCGGAATATTATAACCTGGGTCTGTATAATCCTTGTTGGGTTCTGCAATGGTTATGGTATATCTAAATCCGGATTGATAACCATTGTTCTGGATATCCAAGGCAAATACAAATCCATTTATAGTATCTCTAATCTGTGTAGTCTTACCCACTTGGCCATCATAAGAAAAGCCTCCCTTAACTGAACGTACTGTAAATTGAGTACCCGAGGAAAAAGATATAAAGTAAGACATACTACCATTAGCCTCGTCTAATTGGAATTGACCAAGGATTAATTCCTTGTTACCGTATACCGTAGTAGGCCATGGTTTAGTATAGAACTTCTTCAAGTGTAAGTAATCTACTGATTCAAGGTTATCTATGAGTGCATAGATATCAGAGATTCTTACGCTGCCACCAATGTCTGAGTTCTCCGGAGAATAAGCATTAAATAATGCACTAAGAATCTGTGATTGTATTTCTGAAGTTTTATAAGACTTCTTCCCAGTAACTTCTACATCCAAGATAATATTTACTTTACCTGCAGACTTAACGGTTAACCAAGTAGTAAGTGGTGAGTTCTGATGTAATACATCATATACTTTTTGAATAAGGTTAGAGTCAGCAGTAGCCCCATTATCAGGAGATATATAAACTATTAGTTTTCTACCACATTCGTATTCTGCCTTTGCCTTACTAACCCCATCAACCAGTTTAGCTAAGTCTATGAAGTCCTGTTTGGTAATAGCTACTCCCATAGTCTTTACACTCAAAGGTATATGTTCCTTGAGCATACTAAAATTCTCATAGGATGAACCTCCACCTGCAGCATAAGCATTAGATACAGTAGCATCTGTTACTGATGAAGATATAACTGAAGGTACAGAAGTAATCATACCAGATTTTACATTACCATTGATACCAGTAGTAAGGTAGAACTTAACCTCAGATATCTTGGCATTAGCTGCAGGCTTCTGTCCATATTTACCATCACCAAATAAGATATATGGATTTAAAGCTTCATCCATAGTAACCATGAAATGTTTATCGGTGGGTTTTGAATAAGCAAAGGTATTTACCAATACCCAAGATTCTCCACCAATCTTCATACTCATAGTTCCATGTTCGTAGTACTTACCATTAGGTAATGTACCCAGGGTAATAGTTACCCTTTCATCTGAAGGTATAACCATTCCATTTATCTGGCTTTCTGTATATAATTCATGTTGTACAACTGGAACTTTACAAGTAGTTACATTAGCATACCAAGTTACATCCCTAGAAGATAACCATTTGTTACCATTAGAATCTGTAAATAAAGTTCCAGAAGGTATAGTTAACTTAGCACCAATAGAATCTCCAGATACATCTCGGGATACTACCAAATCTACTGATGCTGCAATAGCACCTCTTGCATGATAATCTACCAAAGCACCATGCTTAACTACTGAACTGTATTTACGAGCAGTAGGCAAGAATGATTCCCTTGCCATATTATCAATGTAGTAGTGAAGAACTTCGGCAATTGCCGCAAATAATGAAAGGATAATGATTAAGATATTTCCTTCCGAGTAATCAGTTACGAGTACATTGCCATCTTTGTCTTTGATATTCGTAAGTGATTCTATCAGCTTGGCCTTAATCTGTTGGTAAGACCTCTGATAAGGGTTGAGCCATTTATTAGTGATTCCCATATTAATAAGAGTTTAATGAATTTTCATTTTTATCGTAGGTCAGGTACAGGTACTGACTAGTAGAAGTTTCATTAACTACATAATGAACTTCTATGTTTATTTTAGCACCTTGTCTAGAAACGGTGATACCCTTAAAGGTAATCCTTTGTTCCCATGCACCAATTGAGCTTTTAATAAACTCTTTAATAATAAAACTTAGGGCTTGTGTATTTGGCTCTTCTATACATTCCCATAGGCGATTCCCAAAGTTTTCCTGTCGAAATCGTTGTCCTATTAAATAATACATTATAGAGCTTATATTATTTCTTACCAAAGCCATATCACCATTAACAGGATACCAACCTGTTTCACCCTTTTCGTTTCTTGTAAGTTGAATAGGGAATATCATACCCTTTCCAACAATGTTAGTAAGATAGTTATCCATTAGTGTATACATTTAATGTCCTCATAATCTTCTTGTTTGAAAGTAGAGAACGGTTGACTTGCTTGAGTTACGGTAGGACCTGAAGAACCGGGTCCAGTAGTTACACCCGAGTGTACGTGAGAATTGAATAAAGTTCTTAGAGTTTCCAGTTCTTTAATGGTATTATTGAGTTTCTCGGTTAGTTCTTTGATATTAACTACTCCTTGATTCTCTCCCTTATTTAAGATTACTGTATCACCAGAACCTACACTTACATCTCCTTGTGCTTGAATAGAAATGTTTCCTTTAGCAGCAATGCCTACATCTCCATTTATATAAACAGTTAGCTTTCCGTTATCGTCATCTAGTACCATTACATTCCCTTCTGGAGTTATAATACCCATTTTATTAGGACCATCTAAAGGGTCTGGTATTTGTTGTAGTCCCCAACCATGATATTCCCATAGGGGTTTAGTTGGGTCTCCAAATTCAAAAGTAACAAATACTATATCTCCAACCTTAGGAGCTAAGTACTTGAACCCATTGTTGATAGAACCATGTTGGCCTTTTGCATAGGCCCATGTAATAATTCCACCCATGACTTCTGGACAGCATACCTTGATACGGTTCATATGTTTCTCCGTATCATTATTATCTACCACTATACCACGGTAGACAGAGTAGTATCTACCTAAACCTTCGATACCCTCTTCTGTTAATAGTTTAGCTGTTGAGTACATTATTTCTTGTTGGATTTATATCGTTCATAAGCTTTCATTGCCCAATTAAACTCATCAAAGTTATACCTTTCTTTCATAGAAGGAGTAACCTTCGATTGGTCTGCCTTTACCACATTGGTCTTACCATAGATTGCTGTACCATTTGAAGTTACTACTGTACCTTCTGTACGAACTGTACCTGCAGCAAGAGCCTGAGGGTCTTTAGCATTTATCTCATCATAATAGAACTTATTCTGTAAGAACTCTCCTGCACCTTTCTTATCGATAATTCTACCCTTATCATCCATGTATCTTTCTACGAAGTATACTACTTCATTGTAGGTAAAGTCATGTACAATATCGGAAGCATTAGCAGTATTCTTCTTGTTCTTACCAAAGTCAGTTTTAGCAGAATCCTTAGCATCATTACTTACAATGTCCTGAGTACTAAGTTGGGTCTTAGATGTAGTCTGTCCATCCCTTGCATTATTCTTAACCAAGTCTAATGTACAGAGATAACCTTGACCTGCATCCATTGAATGTTGTACTGACTTGATATACCAAAAGCCTGACCACCTTTTTCCTACATTCTCTAAAGATATTATCTGAGAAGATTGTAATGAAGGTCTACCTACTACAGTCATTTGGCATACCAACTTTCTTTCGGATATCTTAAGACCTCCATTGGCATTAGCATTCATTGCCCAAGTAACCTTATCTGCTCCACCGTATCTACTAAAGAGATTATGATATAACTTATGGATTGGTACTAAGAATGGTACCTTCTTCATTCTTCGTATCTTAACTTTAGCTTTAACCTTTCGAGTCATAGTAGGTGTAGTAACTCCATCTCCAGAATATTCTACCTTATAGGTATCAGGGTATACAGTAATATATGGATTCTTTTCCATTGCAGATATACCTCTCTGAGATTGGTTATCTATCATTTGTTTTTCATAAGGATTACTTGAAAAAGTTCTGATATTCACCATGTGAGTTATAGTTCCACCTTCTGGGTCATATTCTCTTGGGTCTACCCATTCTTCTGCAAGGTATTCCATTTTATATTCTCCAGTAAATAGGTATCTTTCGTTTTCTAGTAATTGCCTAAGATTACTTTCTAACTCTTTACCATTCTTAGAGTTCTTCAAGATTTGCTGAATAACCCTTTTCTTATCGTTCGGTAAATTGTTTACAGCAGTATTAATTGCTTCTCGATATTGCTCAGTACTCAGATTATCTAAAGCCTCTTGTTTACCTGCATTGTAAGCAACATAGGGTTTCTGAGAACCATACTCTTTCATTGCAGAATTATACTTCTGAGCTTTAGCTCCATACCTTTGTTCAGCTTCCATCTCGGCAGCAATATTAGTAGTAGGATGACTACGATAATCTTCGTAAGGTACACTACCATAATTTACTACCATTGTATTATCTACTTGAGCTACAAAAGGTTTGAGTAAAGTTACTTCCTCTTTCTCTTTTTCGGGTTCTGTGATATCTGTTGAACCTACAATTAAACCTTTATCTTCTGGGTCTAAGGCTTGAGTTAATGGAGCCTTTACCCTTTTGGTTACTTTCTGAGTAGCGAATGATACTCTGAGTACTTCTCCATTTTCTGATTGGTAAATATAATTGTATTCTGGTTCTTCTTGAAACTTACGGTTGTGTATGTATATTACACCATCCCGGGAATCAATATACCAAGGACCATTTGCATACCCTTTCATCTTTTGTTCTAATTGAACTAAGATGTTATTTCCTATTAATCCCAAGTCACTATCTATCAAGGACTTTAAATCACTGGGCATAGCTACTTGAGCTACTCCACTAAACCGGTTAGCGTAAAGTATCTTTCCAGTAGTAGTTCGACTTTGTTCTGTCGGGACCTGTAGTGACTCGTAAACTTTATTACTTATTACTTGTTTAGCCATTACTGAAATATTTCTATGATTACGCCTATATCATTGTTACACCCATTATCCAAGAAGTTGGATAAACTGTGTTCTGATAAATCCGAATGAGTATAAGGTGGTTGGAATCTTAAATCTCCAACTGTATCTATACACTTAATCGTCACATGAGTACCAGTAGAATCGAATACACAATCCAAATCTCTAACCTTGATACTTCGTACTGGGCTAGAGATAAATTGACCATCTGGATATATGTATCCCCACTGAAGGTAAATAATTGAGCTTTCCTGGAGATCTTCGATATCTACAGTATCGGGGTCTCCAGTATCAAATGTAATGGTAGCTAAGTTCTCTTTCTCCTCATCATACTTGTAGCTCCAATTACTTATATAAGCGCCAAGAGGTATGCCAGTAATGGGATTCATTATAGGCATACCTCCAGAATTGAACAGAGCCATGTAAGGTGTTGCTGTTCCATTATAAAGTATTGGTTGGTTAGGTTTTCTAGTTGCCGCCATACATAGGTATTCTTAAAATTTGATAAGGTTCTAATTCTTGAAAAGGGTTCAAGATATTATTAGCTTCAGCAATCAGGTACCACTTACCAGAATCACCATAATAACGATGAGCAATACTCTGTAGGGTTTCTCCATCTAATACAGTATGTTGTTTATCGTTATCTGTATAAGGAACATTAGGAGGAGTTACCTCTAAAGAATAATCTCCTTCATCATACTTAAGAGCAATAGCTCCATCATAAGGACTTGCTCCTGTCATGTATTGATTTAAGTCTATCATATCTGTATCCCTTTCGTATTCTTTAAGTCTTCTTCAGTTACAATATCTTGATAAGATAAGTTATAAGCACTTACTCTTTTGAAGATTAATTCCTGAGTTGCAGCTGCAGGCAATAACTTTAAATCCTCAATTGTACATGACTTACCTGCTACTCGAGTCCTTGAGGCATTTCTGAAATTATTCAGGGTATAGGTTGCAGATGTAAGAATGTACTGATGATTATCGAATATACCAGAACTACCCCACTCGATTTTTAAAATCGGAGGGCTTGCTTGATAAGAGTTTGCCTTAGTCCACATTTCCAATAATCGGCATTTAGTAATTACCTCTTTTGGATTATCTGGGTCATTACAGAACCAAGATACATTGAATTGAATTATATCTTCACTACCAGTATAATGGTACATGGGAGTATTACGTCCCATTGATTTAATCGTTGCCCAAGTAGTTTCTCCTCGGAAATCAATTGAAGGTGGTCTGTTCTGAAGAGTGATATATTGATATGGGCTAGCAGTAAGATTATAAATCACTACTTGATTCATACTTCTTACCTCAGGCATTACTAAGAAAAGTTCTTTATTCTTTGTAACACTCTGACCTTTAGCTGGGTCCATTTCTTCATATCCGAATGGAACTCCACCTTCTACTTGATGTTTTAATTCCATTCGATATTGATTCTGAATCCTTTGGTTTAACTTAGGATTCTTTGAACTAGCTCTTGGTCCAAATGGGTTATTAGGGTCATATACCTTCCCTTTATCTGCAGTATCTTTAGGCAATGTAGAAGTTGCTCTATTGAGATAAATTCTTGCTCTCCAAAGCTTATTCAGAGGACCAGTAAGAACTCCTGCAGAATCTCTGGTGAGGTCATTGTATTTTTCAACAACCCCACCTGCTATTTGATTTAATATTCTTGCCATGATTGTTTAGTTTAATCCTAAAGATATACCAGTAAAATCCTGTTGACCACCAGGAGCAAAGTCTCCAGCTTCGTTTCCATCTACTGATATATTAATTCTTGAATCCTTGAATCCATCTCTGATTGCACCTCTAACTGCATCAATAAATGCTTGTTGATTTCTATCCTGAATGGAAGCTTTAGTTTCTTCAGAGGTTAAAGCCGCAGTATTCTTATCCACAGAATTTGTAAGACCACCGATTACTTCGATTAATGCAGGAATAGCTATAGAAGCTAGTAGTCCCCAAGGCCCACCTAAGAATCCTAAAAGTCTACCACCAAGTAATCTAGCACCAAATCCCATAGCACCTTTCTTAGCAATCTGTTGGCCTGCAGTTTTAGTTACATTAGAACCTATTGCTGTACCAACTCCCATACCTGCAAGTGTACTCATTGAAGTAAATCTTCCTCTTGCATCTCTTGCTACTACAGTACCTTTCTTGGTTTTACCTATAGCACCTCCCATGGGCAATGCAAAGAATTTACCTGGAGCCATTTGCATAGCAGTCATCCTCATCATCATTGCAGAGATATTTCTCATATGACCTTCAAGGATAGTAGCTTGAACATTAGTTCTTACCATACCTTCTGCCATACCATTAGTCTCGGTAGTAGCTAAAGCTTGGAAAGTACCAATCATTTTGATTGTACCCTGAATAAATTTGAAGCCTTGATATAAAGTACCTACTACTGCTCCAGTTGCAACTACCTTTACCAAGAACTTACCTGCCCAAGTTTCTTGTATACTGTTAATAATCTTTAGGATACCAGAACCCAATTTAAGTACTGGGCTAAAGACTTCAGCAAGTGTAGAACCTGCAGTTACAATAAAGTTCTCCCAGTTTGATTTAAACTGTTCGATAATACCAGCAGGAGTTTGTAATCTTTCTTGAGTTAAGTTTTCTACTGTACCGTTTGCACCTGCAACCTTATCCATAAGTTCTGTAAGCTTATTAGCTCCAGTCCAGTAATCCTGAAGTAAAGCTGAGGCAGCTCTTGTACCACGAACTCCAAAGATATTGAATAAAGCAGAGGAGATATCTATTCCTCGTTTACCTCTAAGTTTATCTCCCAGGATAGATATAATCTTATCTAATCTCAAAAGATTGCCAGAGGCATCTACTAGAGTTTTTGGGTCAATGCCTAAAGATTTTAGCATCTCACCACCTCCCTTTTTCTGCCCGGTTACGGAAAGTGTTAAATAGCGCATCATGTTTGCTAATGCAGTACCAGCTGACGAAGCTTGGATACCCTGATTACCAAGTACTCCAATGGCTGCAGCTGCATCACCCATACTGATTTTAGCATTTCTAAATTCTGCTCCTGAATATTGGAAAGATTGGGCAAGGTCTGTTAGAGAAATATTTGCAGAGGTTACTGCAGTTGCCAATTGGTCTACTACCTGAGTAGCATTCTGTGAAGGTATATTAAAGGTCTGCATGATGTTAGTCATCAAGTCAGCAACTCCACCTTTCTGACCAAGAGGCATACTGAAGATAGAAGCCAGCTTAGCTGCAGGGCCAATCATTCTTTCGATTTGCTCCACATTGTTACCAGCCATTGCCAAGTACCTTTCGCCTGATGCAATATCTGCAGCAGTAAGAGGAGTTACCTCATTGACTTCTTTGGCTACTTGCATTAGCCTTGCCTGTTGAGCAGCATTAGCTCCAGACATTTTAGAAGCTAAGAATACTTGGTCGTATACTCCTGCAGAATATTGGTAGGCCCTTGCCATACCTCCAACCAATTCTTTTCCAAACTCAAAAGCATTAGAAGTTGACATTTGAATACCTCGATTCCAGGTATTCATATCGTTCATCATTGTTCTAAATGAGTTCGATATTCTGCCAGCCTCATTAGAGAATCGGTCTCTTAATACCATTGCAACACCGACCTCGACTAAGCTTCTTCTGTCTATCATTTTCTAGTTTTCTTTTTTAAGTTTTCATAATACTCATCGGCTATATCCTTAAATCTTTTCCTTTCTCGATACGGAAGACGCAAAAAGCTGAGATAGTCAATGGCTACCTCAGCTCTACATATATAAGTGAATGTACCCGGGTGGTCTACGCTTCCGTCAGGTAGAAAAAAGTCGGTGAAAGCATTATAGGATATTTATCAATTCTTCCAGGTATACTTGGATGTTCTACATCTGTGTTACCATCGAAGACTGGGTCATATTCAAATATTGTTTTACGAATCTCTGCAATGTCTCTTACTGAAAATAAATGGAAGCTTTCTACCTTTTCCCATTTACCATCAATCTGAAGATGTAAGTTCCTTGCAATCAATGCTGCATTACGAGTTTGTTTTTCTATTGGTAAAGTAACCAACATTCTTTCTCCTGCACCAGTAAGCAAATCAAATTTAACTACCTTACCTGAAGATAGAGTTACTTCGTAATCGGTAAGCTTACCTTGTTCTGGATAATAGGGGATAGCGTTTGGTTTTTCGGCCAATTCCTTTTCTGTAGGAAATTCTCCATAGTTATCGAATAACATCTCGCTTAAGGATTGACCGTAAGTTTGTACTCCGCCTTCTTGGCCCCAATCATATTCAAATTCTACTTCATCACCAAGTGAGAAGATTCTTGATTGGAATAAGATACAGTATCTGTCATTCAAAGGGATACGGTCTGCATCCTCTACCGTTAATCTACGATTAGGAGTAAAGTCGGTATCAACTACAATTGCCTGAATGAACTTAGTAAGGTTCATAAGGTTTCTTACATCCATAGGATTAGATAAGATATCCTCATCTGCACCATTCTGTTCCCTGATTGAGAATTTATAACCTGATGGGGTTATAAACTCATGTGTTCTACAATTTAATTCCATGTTTAAATAAGTTATTTGGTTATACTTTAGTTCATAGTGTTCGCTGTAACAACAAGAAAGGGGTGAGCCCTTTCTAGGAATCCCACCCCTCCCACCTAAAAATCTTAGTGAAAATAGACTAAGCGTTTTTAATACTTATCTACAGTACCTACTGAGAATTCGATACTTTCAATAATGTTCTCTGAAGCCATTCTGTCCAGGTCTAATCCTGTAATCTTACATGGCCATACCTCTTCGAAGAGGTGGGTGTTAAGTACGGAAACTCCATCTTCAGCAAGTTCATTTACGATTACATTTTCCCAGTATTGGCTTGGTACCAAACCTCCACCAGCAATCATATCTTGGCATGAATAAAGCCAATCATGAAGCCATGTATCTGAACCTGCAGTAGTTAAAAGTTTACCTACTACTAAGTTACCTACAGTAACTCTACCGGCAGTTTTAACGTCCCGGTTAACGTCTCCATGAGCAACCTGGTCAATCTCTACATCTGGCAAAGTACAAGTTTGGAACAGATAAGTATTGATTGGGTGCTTAGGGAATGTGATACTCCAAAGGAATTTCTTTCTTGGATTCTTTACTTTTGCTCCCATGTTTTCTTAATTTTATTCGTTAACGTCCTGAATAGATACGGACTTGGATGCTTGGTCAATATAGATACCCATAGTGATTTCTTGCATCGGAACGATATCCTTGAATTTCAGGATTGCTTTGTATTTACCTTGACGAACATCGGCTTCATTGTTAACCGATAAGTCATTGTACGAGTTAGCATCTTGGTCACCCATCCAGGTGTATTCAGACATGGCATCTTCATCTACCAAGTTATCCAGCATTGGTTTAACTTCTAGATAAATCTTATTCCAAGTGTTCCAGATATTTGGTTCTTCCAAATACTTTTCTAGAATAGGTCTAAGATTCTTTTTGAGATACAGATTCAATCTTACAATTGCAAGGAATCTTTCTGAATCCTGTTTTACCTGAGAAGAGAAACAATGCCACAGCAAAGTTTGTTTACCTTGGTTAGGAACATCTTTGATACAGATTATATTTGCATAATTCTGTGCTAACTCATTGAGTTCCTTAGTTCTTGAAGGAGAACCATAATTTGGGCATACTGGACCATTACCATCATAGATAATGCCCCGATTCATACCAGCAAATGATTTCCAAGGTCCAAACTGAGAAGCAGAAGCATCTCCTAATCCTGCAATGGTACCAAGAACATCTGAATCTACCAAGTTACCGTCGGCATTATAGTATTTAATACCACCACCAAAGTAAGCAACATACTTACTGTTACCTACAGTACCAAGGCAAGTCTGAATCCAAGTGATGATTGATTTCAAGTCTCTTGGTTGGTCACCCTGAGTATAGTGAGTAGTATATTTTGGTACTTCAATGTAGTAGGTATATTCTTGCAGTTCTTTAACCATATCTACTGCAGCCTTGTGTACTTTAAGTACATCAGCGGATGCTTCAAGATGTTGGTCAATGTGTGAACAGAAGATTTGATATACATCTACATAATCCTTAACGAATTCCAGAGAAGCAATCCATTCGTCTGCCGTAGGAGTACTACCGGCACTACCAATTGTACCATTCAATTTTACTCCATTGGCAGTGATAGCAGCACCATTGAGTTTAATATCAATTGGGTTTCTTGTCCCATCTACATCATCAGTTAACCATTTGATGAAGTTGTTCCAAGATTTAATGTTCTCTGTCTTTTCGGTTAATACCGGAACGATGTATTCTGAGTTCTTTGCAAATGCACTTAGAGCAAGGTAATCTACAGAAGTATCATTGTTATCATCTGCAGTTTTGTAGGTTACTACTGGACCTTGTTCAAGTACCTGGCCATTAGCACTAATTACTTGATAGTAAACCGTGTTAGCCTGTTTGTAAATATTCACAGAGAAAGTTTCAGCACTACCAACTGGGTCTCCATATCCTTTAGTTACCAAACCAAAGCCAACAGCAACTGAACCAGAAGTAAACTTGAAAAGAGTAGAAGCCGTGGGTTCCTCTGGAGTTGCAGAAGCTACTACCGGAGAACCGTCTTCAGCAGCCTTAGGAGCAGATGCAGCTTTAGCTCTTATTGCAGCAGATACTACACCTTTGGTTGCACCCTTACCAAGTACACGAATAATACGAAGCTTAGAACCACCATTGAAAGCCTTTTCGATGTTTGATACAGAACCATCTGGTACTATCTCAGAACCAAAGAGTCTTTGGAATTGAGAGAAAGATTGGATAAGTTCTGAGGGGTCATCATAGGGACCTTTAGTAGTTCTAGCCAATACACATGAAACTCCTAACATAGGAGTAGTTTGAAGAACGTTATCGTTCTTAAACTCGAAATTTACAGATGGTGAATTAGGCATATTTATACTAATTAAGTTAATTACTCATTTATTTAATACCCTCTAGTATTGAGCTATTTTACGTTAAGGTTAAGTAAATCTGACTCTTGCTTTTCGGTTAGTCCCATCAATACGGATATATCTTGAATTGGTACAAGTTCACCTTCTTCAGCAAGCCTCTCAGGTAATATACCATCCTTACAAGTATACTGATATACTTTTTCAAGTAGACCATGATTCTCGTCAGGGTGGTCATAATAATTACCTATTTCTATAAATAGGTTTCCGGTTGGTGCTACCTTACCATCTTCCCATTCTTCTAAGTTATTATAATAAGGTCTTACGTATCCACGAGAAGGTAATGCTTCATACATAATATTATGAAGCAACCTCATATCGGCTTGAGTATTAGATACCAGATGAATATCTAGAGTTATATCTTTTGTTTCGTATGGAAATTCTGATGCTTGGTAATTCCCACCCTCTAGTTTATCACCAATGATATATTTGTTCACACCTATATCACCATTATAGAACCCTTGTAGTTCAATGGTAATTCTAGGGCATGTCTTTGCACCCTTAACCTGATTGTTACCTATACCGTATATGGGAATGAATTTAGGCATAGCATCCTTATCTGCCTGAAATCTTTTCTCGTTCTCCTGTGATAAGGGTAGGTAGTCTTCTGGGTTAAGAGTTAAACCTTTTTTAAGTGCCGTTTGTAATAGACAGATATAAAAGGTTCTTTCTACGATTTCTTCTGTATTTACCATGATATCAAACTAGTTGTAATATTAGTAAAGTATTGATTTGATAAGTACCACCATCATTAAATTGGCATTCCCAACCTGCAGAAAAAGTTTGAAAGTATATCCCAGCATTCTTCCTCATATGACTGGTTGCACTAAAACTTGCTTGATAATTATTAGCTATACTACCATAATCAGTAAACCAATAAGAAACAGCCATACCTCCATTATCGATTACTTTAGTTTCTCCAATAGAGGGTATTTTAAAAGGTAATACCTCTTCTGATACTTTAGTTCCCTCTATCAGTTTAGCTCTATATCCTGTAAAGGTAGCCCCAACTGAACCCTCCCAAGGATTTGTAATTTGGTTTTTGGGTACACTTAAAGTAATACCTGCTGGGTCTATTCGGTAAGAATAAGTTACTTCTCCAGCGGCTTGAGTTACAGTTACAGTTTTAGTTAGACCACCAACTTGCTTGATAGTTAGAATTCCACTGATAGCTTGTTCAGTAGTATTCTTAGAAGTAATGGATACCTCTAGAGTCTTTTCTTCATTATCAGTAAATCTTAGTCCAGCAGTAAATGGAGGTTCCTCTAGGAATTCTGCTATAACTTCTACATTTTCCCAATCTCCTTGGGGTGTACCATTAATCATTTCCCTACGTTGAGAAGTGATTGCCAAAGTATCAGAGCCACCCTTACCCAATATGTTTATGGCTTCCTTATCTACTTCTAATTTGTATTCGTAGTTAAGGCTGCCTTTCTTTTGAATAAGATTTACAGTCTTAGGTACTCCATTAACTGTAATGGTAAGGATGGCTTTTTTATCTGCTTCTGTATCATTCACTTTTAACGGATGTACCCTTACGAGTGCAGGACCAGTACCAGATGTTTTATCTGCTTCAAAATCTGCCATTACTTTGTATATTTTCTAAGTTCTTTTCTTAATTGATTTCGTATCTCTTTCTCTAAAACTACATTTCCACCTGCTGCCTCGAAAGCAGGTTTCCATAAAGGACGAGGTGGAAGATTACCATCTCTACTACCATACTCCAACATGATAGCAATTTGGTTAAGTGTTTTCCGAGAAGTTCTACCAAAGTATGTTATCTTCCTTAATCCTGGAGGAAGACCAACAAAGGTTCTATCTTTCTGAGTTACCATTGTAACTGACTTTGCATATTGACCAGTAAGGTTTAATAAAGTATGTGCTCCATACTTCTGAAGTGTAGCAATAGCATGAGGAGGCCAAGAAACTTTGGAACCAGGTGGAGGTAGACCCTTATTTAAACTACGCCTTACTATACGAAGAAGTTGATTGCCAAACTTTCTAGTACCTAACTCGTATCCGAGCTTCATGATACTTGGAGTCTTGGCAATCAACCTCTCAGCCTGACGTTGTTTAACAGGGTCTACATAAATCTGAATATCACATAGATTATTCGAGAGGTTTATGTTAACCTTTCTGCTTGCCATCTTTATTCTTGTTTAATCCCAACTCACTGGCAATTTTCATAAGAATATCTTGTTGCATGGATAACTTCTCTGCTACCTCAGATTTAAAAGCCTCGAACTCTTCTTGCTTGTAAGCCTGAGCTGGTTGTTGCTGAGGAGTTAACATGCCTTCAATGGTATGGTAGATGTTATCACATTCAGTAACTACTGCCTCATATTTCTCTCGGTTATTGAGGATATTTACAGCAGTAGTCCTTTGGATATTTACTTCGTTTACGATATTGCGTAAGTCGGTAGTGTAATAAACATTATTATAAATACCCTCTGCAGCATCTGTAGGAAGGTATATAGTCACCGCAGATACAGAGTCTTGAATAGAGATTTCTGTATTTGCTGTAAAGCTTCCATCTGGGCCAGTAGCTCTTGGTTTGCTCTCACCAACTTTTAATACTTTAGCGGTATCAAAGATTGGATACCCAGAACGTCTGTCTCTCTCTAAGGTGTATATGGTATCACCTTTCTGCAATTTAGAAAAAATCAAATCTTCCATGTTCATCTTTTATTAATTAAGTTTAAACCAAATGATACTGCACCTGGATTCCTTTGCATAAAGTCTACCAGGTTTAAGAATTGATAGTATCCAAATTGGTCAATGTGTGACTGTGCTTTATTTGCTACTTCCTTTGCTATCTCTGCATTGGGAGCAGGCAATGTAAGTTGAATAGTAAAATCTTTTAGTTGATTTCCATTGGTTGGTTCTTTCTTAATCTCTTCACTTTCCATATCGTTTTATCTTTAGGTGGGTATAAACGAAAAAAGGAGTACACCCATGTAAGATGCACTCCTTCCTAATCTGGCTTACGTAATGACGACAGTCATTATTAAGCCGGGGTTGTGGATGTAATCTTAAGAGCTGCAACTACTGACTGGATAATGTTCTGGTCTCTCTGAGCATCTACTACTCGGTTGAGACGAGCAATTTCCTGGTCTTTAGCAGTGTTCTCGATAAGACACTTGATTTCCTGTTGGCCATTCTTGAGGTCACAGCAGCAACGTTCAAGTTGAAGAGCCAATTCGGACTTCACTTCTTTAATCAAACCTTTAGTTTCGCAGCAGCAATTCTGTTGTTCATGTTTCATCTGGCAAAGACGGTCCATAACACGATTGAAGCCTGCTCCCATTTGGTCACGAGAATCCTGGATATCGGAATTGATTTTGTCCCATACAGAAACTGCAGCAGCACCAAAGCCACCACCTACCAATGCACCACCGACTGCACCCCAACCGGAGCCCCAGCCTGAATTGCGTCCATTACAACAGCAACCATCATTACAACCGCGGTCAGCGACGATTACGCCCTCACTACCAGATTTAACTTCTACTCCCATAATTTTTGAGTTTTAAGTTGTTAAAACATAAGTTTGATTTTTAAAGTTATTCGTATATGGCCATATACATTAATAATGCTATAGTATCGTATCTTTAAACTTTCTATAGACTCCTAGGGATGTCCCCAGGCTATGGCAAGATATAGAGTTGGAAGATTTGAATCCTTAGGTGTTAAGGTAATATCGGCAATATAATCTCCACTGCGACCATTATAAGTTTGTTTTAAAGTTACTTGGATTTGTATTCCTCCACCGTATTCGCCAGACTCACTAAGGATACTTGGAGTTAATTGAAAATAACTTTCCATACCAACACGCATTACTATACCTAACCTATAATCTTGTTGAGAATAACCTACTGAAAGACCTGTATACTGGTTATTATCATAACTAATTTTTTTTACTTTTCTAATATTAGAAATTCTAATTTTTAGAGGTTTACTATAAGTAGGTAAACCTACTGCATACATATCAATGTAGCTTGCCGGTAAAGATACTCTAGCTCCTAAATATCCTCCGGGAGTATTCATACCACCACTCTCAGTAGTATCTCCTCCATCTTTACTAAACCAACCAAATCCAATATTTACTATATCAGAAGCTCCATAAGAGTAGTAATTACCTAATTCACAAGTTAGTTGTTCAGGTACCATTGGGTCTTGGCTAACATAGGCATATAAAGCTTGATTATCGTTACCAGGTTGTTCAAATCTAACTTGCAGATTTCTTGCAGAATTTCCTTCGTTATTGGTTAGTGCCCTGAAAGCCCAGTTATAGGAGTTATCTGAGTTCTGTCCGTTATCAATAACTTGCAACCAATCTTCAGAAGGTGGTATGAACGTAGGCTTAATATATTTCTTAGCAAACTCTACGTTATTCCTTCGTAGACTTGCATAAGAAATAATATCCCTACTACCAGCACTACTACCATATAGAGTAATATTAGTAATGGTACTTCCTTCTTGTTTCCAACCGAATTCAAGAACTCTAGTATATGGTATGGGGTTTACTAGTAGGGTAATAGTGGGTACTGTCCCTACCTCTTTACCATTAATTACAACTTTAGGGTTATATAAAGTTATGGTATGAGTACGAGGGTATTCGGCTAAGTTCTGTACAGAATTAGTAATACCTATAAAAGCATTTTCAGAATCCGATTGTAGAGTAGCAGATACCTGACCACTGGGTGAAGCTATTGCCGAGTTATTTTCAGCTATGGTTCTAGAATCCCAAGAAGTAGGAGTACCTTCTACTCCATTGATAGAAGTATATTCTAGTATGTGTAAATCCATTCTTACAGAATTTTCCATACCAGTAGTACCCTCTAATTCAACTTCAGTTACATTCTCTTCTACTGTACCATTACTATAGTTTGCAGTCCAAGATATTTCATACCTTGTAGAGATTGTAGCAGCATCTTGGGTAAATGCCCAACCATTTTCTACTTCATCAGTACCATTATAAAACATTACACTACCAGACCGAGTTTGATTAGTAGTATTTTCTTTTACAGAAACCTCAAAATCATATTCATAATTGGTAGGATTACCACCAATTAAATCTACAGAAGCCCAATCGGTAACGGTAGAATCCAAATCGAAATCAGGTTGAACAGCAACTTTACTCGTTACTTTACCATTGATTAAGGTTTCCCTATAAGATTGAAGTGTAACAGTTATACTCTGAGCTAAAGCCGAAAACATTCCATCTGGAATTGGTTCTACATAATCTATATAATCTCTAGTAGTAATACTTGCAGCTAATTGATTAAGGTTCAAAGTAAGCTGTTTACCAGAACCTCCCTGTTGTAATACTACTGTACCTCTTCGTATACTAGCTTCAGTATTTTCATATACTGGTATAGTAACATCATAATCTGCTCCTGAACCAGTAGTATTTGATACCTTAGCAGATAAAGTACCAGTCCAATTAGGTTTACTTATTACTGAAGTTTCTACCAAACTATAGGAAGACTCTTCTACACCATTCACAACTTTATGTCTTCTAGATTTAATTACTGCCCTAGGAGTTGCTCCTGCAGCAGCTACAGAGGGAAAGTCCGTAGTTACTCCAAAGTAATAATTATAACCAATACTTGCACCTGCCTGGGTACAAGCTAATTCTATTTCTTTACTACCATAGGTTAAATCAACCGATAATCTACGGGAAGATTCTGAAGTATTATCGGATACGGTACAAGTTATATCAATCTGAGTACTGCTAAATCTACCAATATCTACATTGGTAATATAAGAAGATTTAGCTTTTACTGTAGGTAATTCTGAAAGCCAATAAGAATCTTTACCGTTAATTACGTCATAGTACCCACATTTTACAGAACCTTTAACCTTATTAGTACCCATAGCTGCTGGTGCGTCTGGGAAATTAGATATTACTTCTAGTACATCTCGAGTAGTTACAGTACCTGCAGCTTGATTACAAGTAATAGTTATAGTTTTACCTGAACCTACTTGCTCATATACTACTGTACCCGTTCTAGCTTGAGTTGTAATATTTTCCTTCATGGTAATTGCTACAGCAGCAGTAGCACTTTGTATCTCAGCCGATGTAGATTTAACCCGAATATTAATACCTTCAAGTGAACCTTCTACCAAAGAACCATTAATATACTTTTCACGGTAACTATTAATTGTCCCAGATTTGGTTGTACCTAAGGCATCAAAGTTTAACGTTGGAGTAGAAGTAGTTAATGTATATCTCCATTCTACTAAGTATGCACTTTGAGTTACCGTAACTTCCTTATAGACGGTATCCATAGTTGCCCTTACTACTACGCTTCTTTGATTTAGAGTTGTGTTTTCTGCAACAGTCAAAGTAGTACCAGATAAACTAAATCCGGTTACTGCAGTAGGTATACTTAACGTAGGAGTACCAGTAGCATCTGATGCTGCATTGGTTGCACCTGAAGACCAATGGTTAGTCCTACTTGCCCTTGCACTTGCAGAGATTTGTGATGTACCACCTTGCTCGGTAAATGTACTAGGATTCGCAGAGATAGAAACTACCCATGCACCCTGAGTTGTATTAGTAATTTTATTCTCTGCCTGGTATATATCGATTGAGGCACTACCAGATTTACCATTAAGAGTAACGGTTAATGTACGGCTTCCCAATTTAGTTCTTGCCTTTGCAGTTGTGCCAAGATTAGAACCAGAGATATTTTCAGACCATACTACTGAAGCTCCAGAACTTATAGTACCACCATCATTGGTTTTACCATTCCATCCCCAAAGTTGAGAATAAGTATAAGTAGATGTAGCTGCAGTTCCTCCAGATGCAGGGATATCAGCGATGCTTCCTAAATATACAGTAGGTGTACCATAGGTTTTTACACCAGCTGCCTGAGACAAAACTGGTGTTAGTTTCTTACCGGATTCTGCCTGAGTAAGAGTATCAGTATAAGAACGAGAACTTTCAGACTTATTTTCTAAAGCTTCGTAATACCCACTCTCTACTGAAAGCCATGATGGTAAACTAGGCCTTGAATAATCAACCTTTACTGGACTACCCACAGTTTTACCATTTATATACTTTTGCTTATTCGAAGTAATAGTTAATTCCGTAGGTGTACCTTTACCACCTATAGCATTAAATACTAATGAATTATTCTTACTTGTAAAAGTATATTCCCAAGTTTCAACTCCTGCATCCTGAGTAAATTGAACTGTTATCTGTTTACCTGACTCATTCTGAGTAAAGGTTAAACTTGCAGAACGTTGATTTAGAGTTGTATTTTCTGAAGCTTTATAACCTTCATCATAAACAATCCAGTCCGGATAAACAGATTGGGTATAACCCACAGAAATAGTATCTCCGATAGCTACTCCATCTATCTGTTTTTGTTTAGTAGTACCTAAACCAAACCGCCGAGGAGTAGGATACCCTCCCAAAACTGGGAAGTTTAAAACTGTGTCTACTACAGTAAAAGCATATCTATAGGTTACCTTATGAATATCAGAAAGTTGTACGGTTTCATTGTTTCCATAGGAACTGGCATTGGATATTTCCAAGCCAACGTAATTTTCTCCCGTTCCTGTAGGAGAGAGTGCCAACAATTCGGCCTTGGTAGGGCATTCGTTTGAATCCTTACCAAGGCCTACTTTAGTTTTGACAGCACTCCATGTTGCTATCTCACCCATATTAATCCAAGTTTGTGAATAAAAGTTTCTTTTCCAATTCTTCGATTCTTGCCTTCAGAAGTTTGATACCCTCGATTGCCAGAACCGACATCTTAGAATAATCTACCTCTTTAACCACTACATAAGTTTCTCCATCCTTTTCGATTGTTTCGAAGACTTCAGGATTAGGTACAGTTTCAGGTTTAACAGTATTCTCAGAAACTAATTCTGGGAAATGTTTCTCGATTGCCTGAGCAATAGTACCTATATCATGACTACCTCGAATTATGAATGAATCGGTAGGTATAGAGCAAATCTCATCCAGAGTATGTTCCAAAGGTTTGATGAAGGATTTAAGTCTTTCATCGGATTCCTTCCATAACCCAGAAGGAGCAGATACTTTCTTAAATACAATCTCAGAGTTAGTTCCCATTCCCAACTGGTCTCTGGTTACATTGTGAGGATTAGATTTATTCTGAGTATGGGTATTTAAGTTAGCTTGTGCATTTGTACCTGCAGCCTTAGCATCTGCAATAGCAGTTGCCTGAGCAGTAGATACGGGTTTATCCGCATCCGATGTATTGTTAACATTACCTAAACCTACCTGGGCTTTGGTTACTCCATGAGGGTTAGATTTATTACCAATATGGGAATCTACTTTGGCATTTACAGTAGTATCTGCTTGAGCTCTTGTTGCAGCTTCATCTGAAATTAACTTTTCTACTCTAGTGATTTCACCTTTTCGGTCATTGACTTCTTTGGTGATGTTATTCTGAAGAGTAGTATCAGTATTCCTTAAATCCTCAACAATCAATTCTATTGCACTTTCAAGTTCTTCTCTTAGTGTAGTATCAGCTGCAGTTCTATCGGATATTTCTTTATTGATAGCCGTAGTTAATTCAGCTTTAACAGTTGCAATAGCCTCGTTTCTATCCACTACTTCCTGAGCTATATCATCAGCCAATTCTCCTTGAACACCCGAAATTGCAGCTTCCCTTGCAGCAGTTTCGGCAGCAATCTGATTAGGTAAAGTAGTGTCAAGTTTAACCTTATCTGCAGCAGCCATAACACCGGCTTTAGTAGAGTTAGCAGCAGGAATATCCAATCCTTGAATAGCTGTACCATCGGACTTTTCATATCGGATTGTAGCTTTAGAAGTATCCGTAACAATATCGGTTAATCGTATAGGATTAAAGGCTTTAAGAGCATTAAGATTATCCGTAGTGGTTTTACCTTTTGCTCCATCGTAAGCAGTACCAGTGATTTCACCGATTACTACTCCACCAGAAACAATATGTACCCAAGTAGTACCTGACCAACGGAATTGATAACCGGGTTCTCCATCAGTTACATTCTGGTAAATCTTACCTGCTTCTCCAGTAACTGGATTAGCATGAGCAGCATCAGAATATAACTTGATATTAGATATCTGATTGGTAGGTAATACCTCGTATGTAGCATATACATCAATTACGTCATCTACATAAGAAGGTAATTGAGCTGCAGGTACCTTACCATCGGAACCCAAAGAAGCTAAGCCATTTGCCTGACCCTTAGTTGCCTTGAAGGTATCAAGGTCATCTTGAACTCCCTGAATATCCTCGGTTAATTCGGTTTTCAAGGCAGTATCTGCAGTAGTACGGTCTTGGATTTCTTTATCAATCTTTGCACCTAGTGCAGTATCAGCTGAACCTCTATCGATTATCTCTTTATCTACTTTTGAGCTCAATGTGTCCAGCTGAGTTTTCAGAGAATCATTGCCCTCAATTCTTTCTTTATTGATTTCAGATTGATACTTCCCAAGCTCTTTATCCCAAGCTTGGTCAGTATTTACAATCTTAGGGTCTGTGGTAGCATTTACCAAAGTACCATATATAGGAATTTCTGCCATAGTTATAAGTTTTTATCCGATTACAAAATTGAAATTACCAGCTTTTAAAGCTCCTTCAGTACGGTAGCATTTGTATGAACCTTTACCTTCTACAGTTACTGTAGCTGCAGCAGCCATAGGAACTCCAAATCCAGAAGAAGTTACCTTAGTTATACTGAAGTTAGAAGGTACGCATAACCATACATATTCTCCTTCAGCAATTCCCGTCATGTTATAAGTTCCGTTAGGAGAACTCTTTATTGCCTGTTTGGTAAGACCCAAAACATCTTTACCGGTTAATGCTGCCTTAGCAGAATGTCCAAAGTACATAGGATAGTAAGCATTTACGTTAGCAGTTGCTGTTTTAGTTACACCCTTGCTTGTAATACTTAAAGTATAAGTAGTACGGTCATCCTCAGTATTAAGGGTATCCTTAATATTTAAGCTAGCAATTGGTGTACTGTTTATAACAGTAGTTCCTCTTTTAACTGATAAAGTTTCTGGAACAAGCGGTTTACTGTTGAATAGGTTATTACCACGAATAGTAATACCTGCATCAACTCCTTTCTCAATAATTGTAGGACTTACCGAAAAGCCAGAGATTTGGGTAAACTGGGTATATAATACTTCCCAAACCTCATCATGTCTACCGTCGGCAATTTGCTTATCCAATTCCTTCATGCCATCTACAATGTTTGAGGATTCTGAAAGGTAATTAGTATCTTCCAGAGAAGGCAATGCCAAAGCCTCTGTAAGACCTACTGCAGTTTTTACCTTAGTAATCTTATCATAGTCATCTGCCTTATCTACTTCGATACGTTTCTGTACCTTACCAAAAGCAATTGAGGTAGTATCGGTTGACTTGATATCTAAGTCATCCGGTGTAGTACCGGTTGCTTTAGTATACCCATCCAACTTAATGTCGGTACCATTCAATACCGGGTTTGAATCCAAACGATGGGTATTGATAGTATGAGCATTGGTAGCATCGATATTATCTTGCAAGGTTTTATCAGCAGCCTTTCTTTCGGTTTCTTCAGTGTCTATGTTTTCCTGAAGAGTAGTGTCTGCTGCTTCCCGGGCATCTTCTTCATTATCGATACGAGTACCAAGAGCATTATCTGCATTAACTCGGTCAGTAGTTTCCTTGTCAATACGGGCATTTAATCTAGAGTCTTCTGCCTCTCTTGCTCGAGCTTCTTTGGTGATGTTATTCTGAAGAGTAGTATCAGCTGCCTTTCTTTCTGAAGTTTCCGTATCGATACGAACTCCTAATGCAGTATCAGCTGCAGTTCTTGCTGCTTCTTCGGCATCCAGGTTATCCTGAAGTTCCTTATCTGCAGCTTTTCTTTCCTCGGTCTCTGTAGTAAGAGCCTGATTAGTATCATTAATTAAACCTTCTACTCGAACAATCTCTGCCTTACGTGCAGCAATCTCAGTTTCAAGTAAAGCCTTAACTTCCAGGTAAGAACCAGAAATGTTATTCTGAATGCCTTGGATTAATTCCAAGTTTCTCTGGATGTTTGCCGAGTTCTGAGTGATAAGAGCATCTTGGTTATTTACTCTTGCCAATAATTCAGTACGAGTTTCAGTAACATAAGTTCTTAAATCCTCTACTGTTTTGGTAAGAGTAGTACTCAATGTAGTAAGCTTAGTTTCCAAAGCTTCATCACCAGATACCCGATTCTGAGTTTCAGTTTCAATCTTTGCAGTTAACTCAGTAAGTTTCTGAGTCATTGTAGTTGCAAAGTTCGGGTCATCACCAAGAGCCTTAGCAATTTCTTCTAATGTATCCAATACACCAGGAGCCGAGCCAATGATTTTCTGAATTGCAGCTTCTACCTCTTCAGCAGTCTGGAATCCTGAATCATTCAGAAGTTCAGAAACTTTAGTTATATAATTAGCATGTTCTTCAATACCGTTAAGTTTATTCAGAAGAATATCGGTAAAGTCGTTTGAAGAAAGTACTTTGCCATCTACTTTATCTACCTTCTTAGATTCAAGACCTTGGATAGCAGTTGTACGATTAGATACTTCTTGGGCAATTTTATTATCTAATAAGGTATCTGCATTGGTACGGTCTGTAACTTCTTTATCGATATTTACCTGAAGTGCTGCATCACCTGCAATACGGGCATTAGCTTCATCGGAGATATCCTTAGATAAGCCATTTACTTCGTCTTTATGATTTGCTATTGCAGTATCCAAATTGGCCTGTATAGCATTCTCTCTAGCGGTTGCTCGGTCTTTCTCAGTATTAATTGCTACGGTATTAGCTTCTACCTTTGCTTTGACTTCATTTAAACCTGCAGTAGAACCAGTCTCCAAAGAATCAATTCGGTCACTTAAAGTTTTATCTGCTGCTTCCCGGTCCTTAACTTCTTGAGTAACCTCACCTTCTACTCGAGTAATCTCGGATGAAGTCTGTTGGCTTAAGTTAGATATCTGACTTTCAATCTTAGTTTCAAGTGCAGTATCTGCAGACTTACGGTCTCCGACTTCTTTATCTAGATTTACTTGAAGGATTTGGTCTGCTGCCTTTCTTTCAGCCTGTTCGGTTCCCAAGGCAATATTGGTAGTATCAATACGAGAACTCAGATTACTATCGCCATTAGTACGGTCTACAATTTCCTCATTAACCATATCCTTAACTTCTTTGTAGTTATCGGCAATGGTTTTATTCATGGCAGTGATTGCCTCAGAGTTCTTTGTGATATTTGCTTGGTTAGTAGCAATAGCCGTGGTATTAGCATTTACCTGAGCAGTCAATTCGTTCTTAACTGTATTGATAGCATCCTGCATTGATAAAGCCAAATCCGAAACTCTCTGAGTAAGAGCAGCAATGTTATCGGTATGGGTTTTATCTGCTTCCTTTCTATCAACAGTTTCTTTGTCGATATTTGCCTGCAAGATAGCATCGGCATCTTTACGGTCTTGGATTTCTTTTGCCAGGTTATCTTTAACTACTTGAAGAGCAGTATCTCCAGTAGCAGCCGAGTTATCTACATACTCTTTAAGTTCTTCCTTAAGAGCAGCATCTGCTTCAATTCTTGCGGTTTCTTCATCGGTTATATTTGCCTGGAGGGCTACATCAGCAGCTTCCCGGTCTTCAATCTCTCGGTTTACCTTTTCTGTAATTGCTGCCAACTTCTTGGTGATAGTTGAAGCAAAATTAGGGTCATCACCTAATGCCCTAGCAATCTCTTCCAGAGTATCAAGTACTTCTGGTGCAGAACCAATAATCTTTTCAATTGCTGCCTCTACTTCTGCTTCAGTTTGATAACCGGCATCATTTGCCAATTGTGATACCAAGGTAATGTAATTTGCATGTTCCTCGATTCCATTCAGTTTGGCAAGCAAGAGATCTGTAAAGTCATTCTTAGTTAAAGAATAACCTTCTCTTTTATCTACCTTCTTGGAATTAAGGTCATCATCTGCAGCAATACGAGCTTCCTTCTCTGCTTCAATTGCAGCAAGTACATCGGACTTATCACCATCAGTCTTTTCACTTAGGGCAGTTATCTTCTGGTCAAGGATTTGGTCCTGAGCAGTACGAGTTGCAGCTTCAGAATCAATATTAGTCTGAAGAACCTGGTCTGCAGATTCCCGAGCTTGAGCCTCTTTATCAATGTTTACCTGGAGGGTATTATCTGCATTGGTACGGTCAGCTACCTCTTTGGTAATTGAATTCTGAAGAGTTTCATCGGCAGCTTTGCGATTTACTACCTCATCAGAAAGTTTACTTTCTAAGGCAGCATCACCAGTTTGACGATTGGTGATTTCTTCAGTTAGTTTCAACTGAATATTTGCATCGGCATTTGCTCTCAATTGGGCTTCTGCCGCAATATCTTGTTTGAGCTCTGCCTTATCATTGATATGCAAGGTGTTCAGTTGGTGAATACTTTCTGATAAAGCATCATCGGCAGTTTTACGAAGCTCAGCTTCTTTATCTACCAAGTCTTTAGCATAGGCCTTAGCTTCTGCCAATGAACCAGTAGTTTCATTTCTGAGGTCTGCAATGTCAGCAGTATTCTTATCGACTTTTGCTTCTATCTTATCTATCTTATTGATAAGGCTAGTAACTGCAGTGTCGATTTTATCATTAAGTAAATCCACTGCCTTAATGAAATTAGAGTTAACCTCACTAATTTGGGTACTCAGTTTCCCTTCCTCCTCCTTAGCTCGGTTAACTTCATCTGTCAGTGCATTACGTAAATCCGTTAATTTGTTGGTAATTGTAGTAGCAAAGTTGGGGTCATTTCCCAATGCTTCTGCCAATTCCTTTAATGTATCAAGTGCATCATCGGCACCATCAATCAAATCACTGATAGCTTGTCTTACCTGTTCTTCAGTTTGGAACTTAGTATCATTCTCCAACTGAGAAAGCTTAGTGATGTAGTTTGCTCTTTCTTCAATGCCTTCCAGTTTCTCTTTGAGTTTATCCGTGAAGTCATTTTTAGATAAGTCGTATCCTTCTCTCTTATCTACCTTATTGGCAATAGAAAGAACGAATGCCCAGAACTCATTAATAGTTCCAGCAAACCCAGCCTTTACGAAGTCATCAAAATAACCTTGTAAAAGTCTTTGGTCAATTTCTTCATTTGTGTAATACTTACTTACGTACATATTGTTATTATTTTAAGGATTGATTACTTGCTTACCACAGAAGAAGTCAGAATTCTTATCTCTGAATGGTTCTCCTTCTTTTCCACAGAAGGCATTCATTGGAATATCTGGATGTTCTGGGTCTGGATCTCCCCCGTCTTCAATATCACCTCTGATTATTGCATAATCTGGAAGTTGATTGATACGGAATTTTATCACCTGGCCAATACCCGGATGAGGTATTATCTTATCCCAAACTTCTCCAAAGTAATCTTGAAAGCAAGTAACAAACTTACCTCCAGTCATAGACTGGAATGCGGTAACGTCTAAATTACTTTTCTTACTTTCAATATGTACTCCAGATGTACCGTTCAAGACAATCAGGTTACTGTCAAACCAAATACCGTTCCCAGTATTAATTGGTTTCCATCGTAACATTAACATCTTTGCCATATACTTTTCAATTTTATTCTACGAATTGTATTTTGGTATCTCGGTCCCTTTTTAGGATAACCATGAAGACTAATGCTTCATCCTTGGCTTGGGCAACTTGTGTATCTCCCGAAGGTTTATAAGTGATACCGTTGATTACAAATCTATCTTCAGACCAGTTAAAATCCCAATAGCCTTCTGGAGTTAAATATCCCAGTTGTTCTATATATGATTTAGTAACCAGTATTGATAAATTCTCATCATCGAGTTCTCCAGTTACTGTTGCCTTATTAATAGGCCAGTTTCTGAAGGCATTGTAATAACATAATGCCTCGATTGGTATATTATAATATTTAGGGATTTCATCTTCTCCATGACTTAGGAGTTGATTTACATTCTTTGCCCAAGTTATAGTTTGCCTACCAGCATCTATATCCAAGAAATCATTTATAATCTTCTTGTATCTATCCCAAGACCGGTTCTTAACCAATCTATGAGGAGTCTTGGTCATCGTTTTCTAATTAAGGTTCTACCATTACGTTTTACTGGAGAGCTGGGGTTTGGCCCATCTATTAATCCAGGTCTTCTTCTGTCTACTACTCTTGGAACTACTACATGACTTGATTGGTCACAGAATGGTAAGTAGATTTCCAATCGTCCAGCTAACATACAAAGGTTTTTTCTTAACTCGTCTATGATACCACCAGGTTGCATTGCTTGAGAAAATGTTTTCCATAGGGAAGATGTTGCATCGGCAAGTGTATCATAGTACTGTACTTCAGTAGGCCCAGTTGTGATTTGTTTGATTCTATCACCTCGAGCTTGTTCCGGTTTAGAAGAACCATCACCAACTTGTTCTTTGGTTGAAGTAAGTTGACTTAGGTATTCTCCTGTACTTGTTAATAAATTAAGGAGCTTAACATTGAGATAATCCCATGCTGCCAATTCCATAATTAATTGGTTTTCTAGAGCTTCATACATTAACTCATCATTATATTTATCCAGTGGGATAATATGATTTACTAGCGGTTGGATATATAACTGCCATTTAGTTATGTACATTGCTTTCTCTTCTGATGACATACCATCTGAGATTTCTGAAGGAATGTAATAATTGATTAGGTTATATATACTATCGGTTAATGTAGTTTTAGACTCGGTATTTACAATTACGGTTTTAGTTGCATTTAAGTTAAGTCCTTCGGAGTTCGTTATGTTCAACGCTACTGTATAGAATCCGGACTTTTCATAAGTATAAGTAGGTTGTTTAACATCATAAACGGACCCCTTATCATCACCAAAGTCCCAGTCAAAAATGGCCTTGGCTGGGACTTTGGTTAATACTCTAAATGAAACTTCCAGACCATTCGCAATAGCTACAAAGTCTAGATTGTCCATGGTATCTTATTTTTTAGATTCTTCGAACTCTTCCAACAGAGCCTGAATCAGAGTTTCAACTGTATCACCTTTGTCGGCAACAATTTCGTGACGAGCAGCGATAAGGGTTGCTTCTTCGAGAGTATAGGCTTTGGCAATCTTTTTGATTTCCATACCTTTTTCGAACTGAGCATTCAGTTTCTTTTCCAACTTATCGATGTCATCATTGGAGTATTTGTCGACAGCTTTCTTATCAAGAACCAAACGCAGGTGACCTGAATTCAAAGCCATCTGAATCTTTTTAGTTCTGTACTGTCGAGCACTCAATTCTTTTTCTTCCCCTCTACAAATTGTAATACCTGTAGATTGGTCATGGAAGCTGTAAGCTTTAGCACCTACAGTTACTTTATATTTATTCATAATTTTACTAAGTTTTTAGATGTTTAAAATTAGGGGTAGGTCCTCGCAAAACCTACCCCATCAAGAAATGGAATTATTTATAAAATAAACCAGGTGTATTATTACTCAAGGTTAACCAAGAGATACGGATCAATGTTCATAAATTCGGGGAATCCAAATTCTGAGAACTTCTTCTCTGCAGACAGAATCAATGCAGCATCCTGATACATCTTAGAGAAGCCTGTAGTCAGAGTAGCATAGATTGCCTGAGTCTGATTTGATACGATTCTTTCTGATTCAAGCATCAACTGTTTTGCGGTCAGTTTAATCAAAGCAGCAGTTGTATCAATCAACAGCAAACCTTGGTCAGGTGTTCCCGGGTGAATATAAAAGTTAGCATTCTTAGGTACCGGAGACTTCACGTTCAGTGTAGCTTCAGTTGTACCAGAATGACGTTCTTTGAATTCCGGCAAGTTCAGCATTTCGATTGCCTGGTCTTCACCACCAATCATAGTAGTAAAGTTACGTCCCATACGAGCAGCTCTTACCCAGATATGTAGCAAGTCTTTGTAAGTGATACCATTCGTAGTTTCATATACACCGATAACCGGAGCAGATTCTGAACCATCAGGTTTGTTACCGTTGATAACAACATCCATTGCCAGAGTATCCATTGCATAACCAAGCTGAACACCGAAGTCACGAAGGTAGATTGCCAATACATCCAGAGATACGTAGTTACGAACTTCATCAGTAAGTTTGAATCCCTTACCAATTTTGAAGAGACTTACTGATTTCTGTCCAAAGCTTACATCTCCCAATGGGATAGTTTCTGCTTCGTTAACCTTTGCAGGTGCAGCATCGGACATATTAATCATCGGCATGATTGCGCTAAGACCACTGATTGACTGGTCAGATGCAATAATCTCCGGATAGAACGGAGCTTGACGCATACCAAGAGTGATAGCAGAACGAATGATTTCCGGAACAATCCAACGAACATCTTGCTGAGGCATCGTGAAGATGTTTTCCATTGTGTCGATTTTCGGATTGATATCCAACTTCTCGAACAATTCATCTTGGGTAATACCCCATTTACCAGTGGTAAGTTCACCTAATGTGATGTCCACAGGTTTTTTGTTCTGTGAACCTTGACGGTAAGCATCCAACTGCTGTACCATTTGAGGAAGTTCTTTTGCGAAGTCTTCTCTCTTCAATTTTGAAATATCAACTTTTTCCATGTTTCTTCTTCTCTTATTTAATAAGTACTTGAATTACCTCGTTTGCCTCATCTGCAGGTGTGATGGCAATGAAAGGTGTAGCATCTGTTGACTGATTTGCTTTTACAAATCGGCCGTTCAGTAAGTCACCAGAGGGAACTACATATCCTGCTTTTAAGTCAGCAGCATTAGATACCCAGTTACAAATCATGTAACCTTCCACAGCAACAGTTACCTCTACTGGGAATTTGTTCTGTGCTTGGTAAGCAGGATTTACATTGTCGGTTACTGCCACTCCGATATATACCTGAGTAGGTTCAGTGTAAGGTTCAATTAAACCGTCCTCTCCAAGAGCTACCGGCATACCTTGCAAAATTGTTTCACCATCTTTTACACAGAAAGCTTGGTGCAATTTGTGTGATTCACTTTTGTAAATCACCGCTCTTGGGGTCTTTTCCCCAAACAGCGTCATTGGCTGGTCTTTGTTTACGATTTTAGTCATAACAGTGATATTTATCGATTATTACTTAAATTTCTTCTTATACAAGTCTTCGAGGGTTTCCGAAGTAGACTTGGCTTCTGCATTCGAAGTAGTTGCAGGTTTCTGAGTTCCAGTCTTTTCATCATTCTCTGCAACAGAAGAAGCACGGCTTACATCATGAGAACCACAGCTTGCACATACCATTGGGAATTTTTCTTCCAGACGACTCTGATAATCCTTAGTTAAGGAGATGAGAGTAACGCTGCCAGTAGTTTCGGCATTCAACATTGTAACAATAGTTTCATCGGCTTTGTCACCCATCAACTTCTTGTAAGTAGCAACAGCATTTTCACGGAGAGAAGCAATGTGATTCTTTCCTACAGTTGCCATTTCCTTCAAGTTTGCAACTTCTGCATTCAGGTTGGTAATCTGTTCTGTAAGAGAAGATTTCTCTGTAGTAAGATTATCTACCGTTGTCTGAAGACTGTTTTTGGATGATACCAAGCTTTGAATACAAGAAATAACTTCTTCCTGAGTCATTTCTTTGCCCTTTGCCAGAGATAACATGTTATCTCCGAAAAGCTTTTCTAAAAATTCTTGCAATTCTTTGTTCATATTTTCTTTATTAGGATTATGATTTTCTTGGGTACCATTATCATTAAAAGAATCTGGAGTATTGTCCTTTTCTTGGAATGAGTTGAAATCCGTTTTGTAGTCAGTAAAGAAGTACTGTTTGGACTTGTCATCCCGATATTCCTCATAAGAAGACCAGGTTCTTTTTGCAAAGGTTGGATTAATGATTTTACCATCTTCACCAATCTTTTGAGCAAATGAATCAGCTCCATGAGATACCAGGGATGTTTCCATATATCGAACTATCTCAGTAACTATTCTACGAACCATTTCACCCTTAGAGTCATAAGTACCAAGTTTTTGATAGAATTCACCATCTTCCATTCCTGGGTGTGATCTATCCCACTTAAACTGTACTGTTACCGAGTTACTATGAATTGAAGGAGGTTCCATAAGAATACCTCTAGCAATTCTTGGGTTAGCTTTACCATCAATCTTCAAAATACCGTTGATACCTGCAGGTATAGTAAAGCTTCCATCCTTATAAGACTCCTGCCACATTACTTGAGATACAGCTCCAATTGCATTACCAATATTTGTTTCATGGTCGCAATTTACTGTTTGCCCGAGTAACAGTTTCATGGAAGCCTTAAGTACTCCATTCTGACTAAAGTCAGTAGGATTCCAGTTCTTGGATACAATCGTTTCAGAAAGTAACCTAAACATTGGTTCTATGAACTCTTCGTCCTTCGGAGTAAGTTCCGATTTATCAAGGTTTGGATAATAGGTATTATAATCTATATCTCCTCCCCAAAATCCAAATTGAGCAATGGTATCCGGTGTCGGAGTCTTCCATTTGTAATAATTCTCTGAGAAAGCCTGGGCTCCAACTGCTTCTGGGATATACCCAGCCATAATGGTATGACCCTGGCCAATCACCATTGAATCAAGATGCTCTTTGTTTCTTTTAGTAAATTTACTCATCTTGCTTTTGTATTTTGGTCTCCACGAGATGGAGCCGGATTAATTTTATCTCTTGACCTACGAGCAGATTGATTTTTATCATCTTGCCTTTGCTTCTTCTTAGTCCCTTCTTGAGGGTCTAAGTTACCGCCTTTAGCAAATTGGTCCTCAAGTGAAACTCTTGGTTCATTCTCATCAGGAGAATCATAACCCATTGCCCAAGCATATTGGTCTTGGCTAATGATACCAGCCTTATATAATAAATCCAGGTTTTGGATTTTATACTGAAGACCTTGTTGAACCTTAACTTCATCAGAGATAGTTGAAGTTCCCCATGATATCTTTATTCCCTTATTATCAAAGCCTGCCAGACGCAGTTCTAGAGAATAAAGAAAATCCAATACATAAGTTACAAGCATTTGGATATTTTTTAACTGGCTGATTAATTTAGACAGCATTATACCCGTTGCTCCCTCTCCCGTTGTTGAACTAACTCCAATAAGGTTTCCATTAACTCCCAAACCATTTGCAACTGATTGCTGATTCATGTTCCAGGGTTTCTCAATATTACCAAGCTCCTTGGTAGTTGAATTGAGTTTAAACTCATGGTCATCAATATAACCCGTTACTATTCCGTCCTTCATGCCATTACGAAGATTTCTTTTCAAATCCTTTAGTGTACGTTCAAGACGATTCTGGTAAGCTTGTAAGCTTTCATTAGGATTCTGGTCTGGTTTAGTCATCTTAGCTTCCAAGAATCCTACCATACCAACCATCTCCATTATGTGTTTGAAGTTAACCTTCATATCATGTTGACCTTTTAATGAATCCAATGCTGCCATAAAAGGAGGAATCCCATAAGGTTCATCGGTATCATTAAACATACCAGCATACACATAAGTTTCTGGGTTTAGTTTGATATAATCTTGGTGCTTAACAAAGTAATTCTTATTCCTCTGGTAAGGAGAATATACTCCATTGTTCTCCCTTTTGAAAACAATGTTCTCTGGTCTAAGGAATAAGACTGTATCTAAACCTTCTAGCCTATCATTTGGAACTCCTTCAACAGATATAGCTCCACTAACAAGGCATTGTACAATCATCTTATTAACTAGACCGTCTATACCAGCAGTATACCTGGACCATTTCTTTGTAGCTTCGGTAAGATGTTTTCTCATCTTATCTGCTTCGGCATCTGAATTATTTGGGAATGTTACCGTATGACCTGTGTTTGCCAACTTAAACATATCCTGCAAAGCAATGCCCATATCCGGATTTACCTTATATAAATCACGAATCAAAGGGATTACTTCAACACGAAAAGAAGGATCTACCATTACGGTCATCCCTTTCAGAGTACTGAGTAAAGAGTTATCTTCATCTACTGATACTCTACCAGGAGATATAGCAGCAGCTTTTGGCTTGCTTGGCTCCTTGTTTGATTCAGGAGGTGGGTCTTTCTTTCTACCCCAACTCCAATTAAAATTGAGCTTTTTCATTTCGGTTGTACTATTACGTTAGTTTTTCCTTTTCTTATGTGATTACAGATTGCTTTACCGAATATAGAGTCATCTGCATATACATCCCCCTCTAGGTCTACATCTACTGTAGAATTATTAGCTCTATGCTTACCCATTGCAACTGGCCTACCTAAACCATCATATATGAAGGTATATGCTTCTTGAACAAAGAAAGGGTCTTTAACAGTGATATTATCTTCTCGAATATCCTGTTCAAGTCCCTCTACAATAACAGAACGGTTCTTTTGTGTAGTTAACCATCCTGGAGATTTATCTACCTCAGGTCTAGATTTACCTTTCTTCTTAAGCATTTTCTGATAATAATACAGTTTAGGATAACCTTCAGTTTGAAGAGCAGAAGTTACTGCTAATCCAACATCATTGGATTCTGGAGCAATAGTGGCAAAGTTAAACAAATGCCCGGTATCTCCAAGTAACCTTGCATACTTATCCACTGAAAGTCTACCTTTGAATACTGCTTGTTCTTCTCCTTGTTTATCCATGCAAGTAAATGCAGAGTAGTCAGAAGACCTACCAGTTGAAACGTCAGCACCAATGAAATATTCCTTATCTGGTGCTGGTTCTAAGAATTGCCGATATTGACCATTGAATCTTTTCTTAATAACCGGATAATCACTAAGACAGTCTTCGATAGCTTTTATGTCAGCTAAGTCGAAGACCGTATTTCCAGATGATAAGAAGTCACCATCAATTTCTTGTGCAGTTCTTTTGGTTCCCAAAGCAGAAGACATTTCATTGTACCAATTAATGTCTCGTTCTGGGTGCATTTGCCAATACAATCTGAGTGGGTTAAATGGATTCCCACCTGCAATAGCATCAACCCAAGTAGAATGGTAAAAGTTACCAACTCCATAAGGAGTGGAATTGATGATAGCAGCTCCACCAGTGGAAAGAGTAGGGAAAGCGGCTGCCCAAATCTGGGCTGCCCATCTAACTACTGCTGCTTCATCAATTACCAGTAAGGATAGAGATTCTGAACGACCGGCTTCTGAAGACGTTGGGATAGATTCTATGAATGAGCCATTATCAAACTCTATCATTGATGCAGAACCATATTCTCCAGAACGTCCATTAATAATCGGTGTCTGTAAATACCATGGCAGGTTTTTGTACATGAACTTAATCTTCTTAAGTACCTTCTTTGCTGTTGTGTCCTTGATTGAGATAATGTTAATCTTCTTGTTAGGATGATACATTGCCAACCATAGGCAGTACATAGATATAAGCTCTGTAATACCTGCCTGCCTGAACTTAAGCAGAATATTGAAACGTTCTTTTACGAAATTATACAGAACCGATTTTTGATACGGGTAAAGTTCAAATCTTACCTTTCCCCTCATAGGGTGTATCACATAAGTGAAAAGGCTAAAGTAAAAAACATCATTACTAACCTTAGCAAGTGTTGCTAGTTCTTCCCTTGTGAGAGCAGATGTGTTAGTTTCTATGTTAATCTTCTTTGCCATAATCAAAAGTTATATGTTACTGAAAACTCTAAGTCAGCTTTTATTCCCGAAAAGAACTTCGGATAATGAAAAGCATTTATACCGAGTTTATAATTGAAATTAGTAGTCTTGATTGAAAGGCCTGTCCCTATGTCTAACATTTGATTAAAGACCCTATATTTACCATAAACGTATGGACTTAGAGTTAGTTTTCTAATTCTTTTTTGAGTTAATTGACCTTCATACCAATTGTACTTATACTTATCTAAGTCCATGTTAAACATTCTCGTTGAATATGAGTTTGTTTCCTTGTTGAATAAACTTAGATTCAATTGGTTTTTATCCAAGGTAAATTGGACCAAAGAATCTTCTCTACTAATTCTATTCGAAATAACCGCTGTTGAATCAGAAGCCTGGGGTTTAGTCGAATTGCTACTGTTTCGATAGAAGTCGTAGAGAAGAATTCTCTGGGGCTGAACCAATTGTGTATATGGTGATTGGGGCTTGAAGTTCTCTTTTAGTTTGATTGTATCAGGAATGCCAATGACCGATGAATCAGGAAGTTGACTGATATATGAATTCAGTTTGTAATTCCTGAAGCAAAGGTAAATAGTAAATCCTATTAAGACTAGAACTAAGGCATCTTTCCATTTCTTCATGTTGGTTAAAATTTACTCTTCTTGATGATATCTTTCAGTTCATCAATAACATCTTCGAGTTTTTCAATTTCACTTAAATCCAAGTTCTTTTGGTTTAATGGGATTGAGTATCCTACAAATAAAGAGTTATCTGAACGTTTCATAGAAACTCTGACTCCAAAAGGAATCATTTTCTTAATTAGATGCCTCTGAATCAATTTGTTAATTGATTGAGGGATGAATCCTGAATATTTCAAATTCTTGGCTTCTTGCTTAGTTACTTTCGGTGACTTCATTTCTTTAAAATTTTTAGGTTTTCAAATGATAATAGTACTGATAGTATTTGGTAGGTCTGGCACCTTGATTTACATATTCTGCGAGCCAAAACACTATCTAACTAATTCTAATTCAACGAGTTAGGTAAGAAAAATTCATGGTACCTTCGCGTTTTTTCGAATGAGAATAGCTTTAGCTATTCGAATGAGAAATATCCTAAATCCTAATGGGTAAGAGGTCTTAGGTGATGATAGAAGATTTTACAAGTGTACTTATAATATAATATAAGGGGCTCATGAAATCTTCTTAATACAACGTTTAAACCATACCGAAATTTCATAGACCGAACCTTTAGCTATGGTATACCTTGCCTTGTTAAGCCAATAAAGATAATTACCTTCATCCATGAAAATCTTGTAGGCTTTAGGAAATCCCATGATTGCCTTGAAATCTAAAATCCCAAGAGGGTAACCATCAGGTCGGAATTGTCTATCGGCAGGTCTTAAAGTTAGAGGAGCTTTATCTAACTCTAATCGATACACTCCTGGGAGAGTACTCATCTTAGCAGTCTTTATGGGCCATTTCTTTTCATTCCTGAAGTCACTATTCCACAATAACTGAATCTTTCTAACGGTTAGATTCTTTTTTGCAGGAAGCTTCCGATAATCATACATCGCCAAAGTCTTTTCAATGGGAATGTTATAATTCAAGGGATTCTGATAATCGTTAAGTAGATTTCTAGTAATTGTTGGAGTTTTTACTTGGAATACTTCATTAAAAGCATTCAAGTATTTCTTACCGGTTTTCTTATGCACTCCAATGGTAACTAAACGTTTCCTTGATACTTGGGAGTTCCCATAGTCGGAAACACTTCTTTCGTGAAAAATAAGTTTATAGTCTTTAAGGGCTTCCTGAAGGTATTCATTGGGTAGAAGAGATAGCAAACGAGGCAGGTTTTCAATAAGAAAAATCTTAGGCTTGTAATAATTGATTCCCTCTATTACTAGATTTAAACTTCGGTTATCCTTGGGTTTACCCAATTCTTTAACCTTTGAAAGCCTCATAATGGAGGATGCTCCACAGTCTGGAGAAGAGATTATGATATCTACTTTCTCATCAAACTCAGGTAAGTTATATCCTTTATAGAATGGTACACCCTTAAAATTAGTCTTCCATTGCTCTTCTCCGGGAGTATGGAATACTCCTCGGGGTTCTATATTCCCTAATAGGTGCTTCCTAAAAGGGAACAGCAGAGCTCCTTGCCCTGCCGAAATCCCTAATACATTCATTTCTTATAACTTCTTAGTTTTACGTATTTAACCCAAGCATAATGTTTCCTAACCTTGGTATAATCCAGGTCATGGTCATTGTTATGGGCTTCTTCTTCAAAACTTACATCATGATATCTTTCGCTTTGTTTGTCCCATTTAGCGAAGAACATGATGATTAAGTACTCGATTGCATACCACAAGTAGTAGAAAATCCACAACATCTCTTGCATTTGCTTGAGATGTATCTTCTCATGGTAGTAATCATAGGCATCAAACTTGGCACCTTTTCTTACGAAGACGATGCCGAATAAATTCATGGCTTTATACCCTTTGAAAGGTATAAATTTGTTGTAAATTACCTTCATTATATCTTATCTTTAAAGTTTTCGTAAGCGTTTTTTAACTTCTGGTCATAGGCATTTTCAGCATAACCAGGACCATTATACTTCCGAGCAAAGCCTGCCCAGTCATGTTCTTTCAGATTTTTCAAGCAACTGGTATTATTCATGTAGTAATACATGAGTTTTAACTGACTTTCATGAGATTCCTGCATCTTTTTCACGAATTCGAAGACGTCTTTACAGCCACAATAGAGGTGATTGAAGCCCATAATCTGAAACATTCCCCAAGAAGCTGACTTCAAAGCACATTCTTCGTCGATTTTCTTGGCAATTTCGAGTCTTTTGTACTCATTTGCTCCTCCTAAGTACTTCGATTTATCCCATTTTGGGAAACAAATCGTAGGGTAACTCTTTTGAGCAGCTACTGACTTGTCTAAACCGAACTTATTTTTGATTTCTTTGTACATAATGTGACCTTCAAACAGAATTTGAGGTCTACCATCTACTAGAAATCCATCTCTACCTGCTCCTTCAACTAGTTGTACTGCCTTTAAAAGAGCTGGCTCCAGTCCTAAATCATTGGCCAGAGCCACAATCATTTCATTAGTTAACTTATCCATAACGTTATATTTTAAAGTTCATTAAAGAAAAGAAAGTATTGCATATACCTTATCTGGATGATAGTTAGGAGTTCTATTATCTTATATAAAATTTATAATAATATGGAAGAGAAACTCACATGTCACCTATGTAATTCACCATTAGATTTGGATGATTACGATTTAGCCAAAACAGTACCTCAGTTAATGAAGGAAAAACAACTTTGTTTTCAATGTGCTTTTTGGCATAGAATTATTGAATCGGATAAAACTCTGATAGAGGATTCTAATTACGAAATGATTCCCTTGGTTACACCCTATTTTCAGCATTATGCCATTCACTTAAATAAGATTTGGTTAGAAGTCGCTACCTTTAGAAGAGAGTTATTAGGTTCAACCAAGAAATATATTGCTGCAATGGTAAAAGATAAAGTATACATTGGTTCATATAATAATTGGGGATTCCAGGGAATAATTCCGGCACACTTAAGAGAACTTTTTACTCCAAATGGTATAATCCTAACTCCAGAACAACTAGACGACTTACTTAACCGGAAATCCTTTACCGCAGCAGATTTAAAAATTCTTATTGATAATTGCATTAAATCAGATTAATTTTGTATATTTGCATAAACAATTTAATAATAAAGATATGAAAAAGAACAAAGAAACCAAAAAGCTAAAGGAGGGTGAAGAAGTCATTTTCTCTGACGGCAAAACTCTTATGGAGAAAGTAATCGTAGAATCTATCGATAAGAAAGGTGGGTTTGCAGTACTGAGTAACAAAGTAAAGGTATCAAGAACCCTGGGACCCAATGGATTCTATACAAGGTTAGATGGTAAATCAAGTATGATATTACCTCTAACAGATAAATCCGAATTGGATTACCAAGCCTTCAAATCTTATTTCTCTATTAAGAGAAACCTGGAATTTATCGAAGCCAAGATAAAAAATATGAAGGGTAAAGAGTTCAGCGAACTAATAGTAGAGTTAGATAAGAAGATATCCAAAATCGTAAATAAGTACTTTGAACAATGACAATGTGGATAATCTTAGGCATCATATATGCCGTATGCTCTATACCTGCATGGTTTATGACCAGAGTAATTACCTCATCCCACCCAATGAAAAGGGTGGGATTCTTTTTCCTAACTATCTGGTTAATCATGCCTCTATTTCCGATATATTTACTAATCACATATTTTAATAACTATGAACAGAGAAATAACGACGAAAAAGGTAGGTAGGCAAAAGAAGCTTACCAACCCATGTCCAGTAATTAAGGGAGAAGTACAGATAATGGTAGGAAGCCCAAAGTGTATTACCTGCCAATGGTTTAAAAGAAAATTCGAGAAGGATGGAAAAGCCTACGTTCACTGCAATCGATTATAATTCCAAAGAGAATAAGGTAATCGAAGAAAGGATAAGAAATTACTATCTTCCAGTAAAGAATACATTTGAAGCAGTCCTATATGGAAGGCTTAATATACCCGATTCTCCAAGAGGATTATGTGCTGACCTAATAGATGTAAGCAGAACTATCAGTAGAGAATTTGCATTAGTCGAAGAAGTTTTCCTATGGAGACATGTAATTAAACCATGGTTCACCCCACAAAGGTTTAATATCGAGATAGTATACTTTGGTTATTATAATCCCACCATCATAAAATTGCACGGAGAAGGATTAAGAATTGAAGGTGGGATATGGTATAGAATGCCATTAGAAAACCTAGAAGGACATGAATACCTTCTAGGAACAGCATTCTGGTTTCCTATATCTAAGGAATATAATGATAACCGTATTAAAATACTAGAGTGTGCCTTGGATGATTTAGAGAGAATTAAAAGAGAGGGAGAACCAAAGCTCCCTCCTCTTACCTTTGAAGAACCTAAAATATACCCTTGATTATGGTGAAGGTTGAAGTGATAAGTGATAAACCTAATAAGAGAATCCTAAGGTGTTCTGAAGGTAATAGAGTTTGGTATCGGTTATGGATTAATCCTGAGGATGTGATGAGAATAGAACCATTATTGGAAGGAGGAGATAGGATTTGGATGGAAGAACTCGAGATGTATTATACTTTCTTCTATGAGATAAGAAATGGTAGAAGGGTCTTAGGGAAGAATAGGATTAAGGAGATATTAGATATCCTTTTGTAAGATGAATGCCAGGGATATTAGGTCTCTGGCTTCTTTGTGTGTGCATGTGTGGTTGTGGGATATCGGGGTACCCCTTAATACGAGGGGAGATTTTGGTGTGGTACTAAAAACTGGCTGGGAAGGCTTGGCAAACCTTTATCACGGGAAGGTAAATTTTGGGGGTACTAAAAGGGGGGAACGGTTACGTTAAAATTAACATTCAAAAATAAAAAGTAAGGGACAAACATTTATTTTGCTTTCCCTTACTTTTTATTTAGTTTATAAGTTCTTTAAAAAATCTTTTGTATCTTTGATAATCTGAATTAATACCCAAATTACACCAATAAATAAAAATACATTTAATAGCATATCATTTGTTATTTGAAGTTTTTGACTATTTGTAAACCTTTTGTTAGAACTTCTTTTTTAGTGTCCTTTGTATTTTCGCTTGCAATAGAAGCAAAAGAAAAATCGTTTATTTTGTAGACTTGCTTATAAAATTCTGTAAACGCAGAAACAAGTGTTTTTAATTCATTTTGTTTCTTTTCTTCTTTTGCTTTGCAAATCGAATCAAGTAAAGAAAAAGTTGTATTTCTTAATTTCTTTCGATATGCTTTTTTTTGTTTTTCATTTAGTTCTGAAAACAAAGATTCAATGTAAATTTCTGTTTTCTTTCCTAAAGACGTTTTTAAAAGTCCGTTAGTTTTTTCATTTAGATTTTTAAAAATCGAATCAACTGAAAGTTTTATAGTGCTATTTGCTTTTGCTTGTGCTTTTGCTTTATTAGCACTAACTTTGTTTACTTTGTTGTTAGAAACTTCTTTGTTTTCAACTACTACATTTTTTAATTCTTCCATAATAAAATACATTTAGTTTTTAAGTTTATTTTATTATATCCTTTTCTCTATAAAACTAAATGATTTATAAGAAAAAGAGAAAAGGAATAAATTAATTTTACATTGTTTCAATATGTCAAATATTGCTTTTTGATTACATTACAAAGATACGATTTAATTTTTAATTAGCAAAATTTTCAGAGAATTTTTTTTTAAAAATTGTTAATCAAAATTTTAAATATCTCTTTGCTTTTTCAACAATACAAAGATAAGAAATATATTTTAATCTGCAAAACATTTTGAGATTTTTTTTTGAAAAATTTTTCAGAGAATTATTTTATATGAAAATTTGCAAGTAGGTTTTAGGGGTTTGAAAGGTAATGAAGGTTGTGGGCATTAGATATAGGTATATTGATGGATATAAGGTAGGATATAGAAGGGGTTGGTATAGGTACCACTTTAGAAATTTGGAGGCCCCATACAGTCCGGTAGATATTATCTGTATATTATATCATATAAGGCCATTAGGTGACTAGCAGGTAATCTTACAATGCCCATAATACTGGGTACCATAGAAAGACCCAAGGTACTAAAGCCATGTAACCAGAATCCTGATAAGCCATAAATAAGTCCCATGATGGCCTACATAGAAAGGCTTAAGAAAAAGCCCAGTACCTTAGATAGGTATGGGCTTAGGTGTAACATAGTTAGCGATTAGGCTTCTGCAATAATGGTAATGTATAATGAACCCAGATAAGCGGTATAGGCAGGCTTAGGTTGAGAACCATCATCGAATAGTAAAGGACATTCTGCCAGTATAGAGTTTATTTGGGCTCCTGTAAGAGTTCTATTAGAAAGTTCATAATAGAAATTATGTACTATACGACCGGGAGCTAGTTCTGAGCAATTATATGCCTTGAGGGTAAATTCTGGGATGTGTAGATATCCTTCGTCTATTAGGAAGGAAAGATACTCAAGAACTCCTTTCTCATCTACCTGAGAATCAATGTTTAGGATTGCCTGGTTTTTAGTGAACCAAGTTTTAACTAAGTTGGGTTTAATACTACGCATAGGATATAGGATTTAAAAATTAATATTCTTGTTTATTATCACATTGCAAATATAAGAATAATAAATAATATAGCAAAATCCTAATCAATTTTTATAAATCCTACTGAGGCCTATAATGGATAATGTACTATGGCTCTAATACTAATATTACGTATCTCTCTATCGGTACTCTCTCAAAAGAAGTATCTCTTCTAGCAATCTAAAGTTTCTTTTTAACTAACTACAAGGGCCATTAATAACATAGTTACTAGTTTTTAGGTACCTTGAAGGCCTAAAATTACTTCGGATTTATTAAATTTAGGGGCCCCAATCCGACAAAAAGGTACCTAATTTTATATAAAAAGGTACCCCAAATTATTGCCAAATCCGACAAATCCGATTGCCTTTTTATATACATATATTATATAATAGAGGGCCATTAGGGGTCTAGGATTTATCGGATTTAGGTACCCAAATGGGCCTTAGTTGTGGGCCTTTTAGGCAATGGGTCATAATGACCAAAGGCTGTGAGACATATGTGTTAGATAGCTATAGCGTAGTGGTGTTGTATATTGATAGGGGGGCTGGGCCTAGAAGTTTGCCTTAATCCCAACACCCCCGGAAGGCCTTCAATATAGTATTAGTTATATGTATATTGATTATATGATTGGTAATATTAGGTGTGTGTATTATGTAACATAGTTAGGCCCAGTATGATTTTGTTTTATACTGGGCTTTAGTATTTTATTTGATATTGTTTGGGGTTAGTGGGTTGGTATTCTTAGGATTAAGGTCTCTAATAGGATTAATAGGATTATCTGTAGGCCTTGTAGGATTAAGTATATGTATTTTTGTTTGTTGGTGGGGTTTGGTATTTGATGGTATATCTTATCCCTGTGGGTTAATGATAACCAGGTATATAGGATTACTGGGATTAGTAGTAGGGTTTTCATTTTTTAATTTGTTTTGGGTACGTAGGTGCTTGTTGAATTGGGAGTTAGGTTCACAGAACATATGTCCGAAGTTACTTGGTCTTAGTTTACCCGGAGTAGGGAAATGTTCAGACCATGTATCCTGGTGAGGTATGTATATTATGTCTTTGTTCTTCTTTTTCATTTGGTTTCTCTGTTTAGGATGGTTGTTTTGAATCCGCTTGGTGTAAGCTCTTGGGTTTCTATGGTTACGGAGTCGAAGTAATTCTTGATACCTTTCATGGTTTTGAAGTGTAATACTCCTCCGTCTCCATGGGTAGCATTTACTTGGTCTATAAGTTCTTGGTAAGCCTTGTCTTGGTTATCATTTAATGAATGGAAGATGTTTTCTACTTGGTTATTTTCTATGATTACCAGAGTTGTGATTCTTAGTTTCATTTTCCGTAATGTTTTAGTTGGTTAATGTTAATTGTTAGCGATTTGATTGTTGAATGTTATTTGGTCATCGGCATCAGGCCAACCCATGGATTCCTCCATATATTCGGTAGTATAATCGATAATGGTTGCAGCATCGTCCTTGTTAATGGTAGCAACCTCGGATTCGATTTCCCGTTGGATTTGGTCGTAGTGATAAGCAAATGACCTCCGTATGCGTGCAGCAATTCCGGGGTATTTTTTAAATAATTCGATTAATTTACTTTCTTCATTCATAATATCTATTTTTAAATGTTTATGCAAATATAAGAATAATATTTTAAATATGCAATAACCTCGATTACCTACTGAAGCCTTATAAGGTCAACTATCTCGATTGAAGAGTATGGCATACCTATAAGTTCTGAAAGTATCCTTTTGGTATGATATACATGAAGATGGTTGGGATTTAGTTTTACCCTTGGGAATATTAGATATGGCCTTAGTTCTTCAGTTCTGTAAGTGATTATAAGTTCCTCACAGAATTTTTCGTTTTGACAATCGAAGGATACTAAGAATTTAGACTGTTCTAGCATATTATTAATATTAAGCAATGAGTATTCTCATAAGTTAAAGGTTCTTTACTAGTAGAATGGGAGGATGCACCCATTATTAGGATAATTCCTCCCATGACTAAGATAAGTATAATATTAGGCTTCATGTAATTCTTGATAGGTTGTACATAAGTCCTCGATTAGGTCCTCGATAGTATCATCCCAGGAATCGTACTCGTCAAGGTTATATTCCCCGGCAAATACGAAAAATACGTCTCCGAATATTAGCCGGACTGTTTTATCTGTAAGGTCCTCATCCTCGTCATATAATTTGTTTTCAGTTTCATTATCCAAGTCCTCGTCTCCATTGAGTATATCGGATATTTCTGATAAACGTTTGAGATATGAGTTAAGAGTTTCAAGGTCCTCTTGGGAACGTGTCTCTTTAAATTTAAGATAAGTTTTTGATTGTGACATAGTTAGGCCTCCTTGATTTTAATGGTTCGGCAATTACTGATAAGAAACCTTCAGGGTATAAGGTATATAAGATACGGTACCCGGGTTCATGTGGTGGTAAGAATACATTAAGTATATTCCTGAGCAATGGATAAAGTTTCCATTGGTTATCCTCTAGAAATTGATTCCATTCGGCTTTTTCTGTATCATAGTTAGCTGATAGTTGAATATGGAATCTTGGATTTTCCTCGGATAGAGGAGTAAATAGATTGGTTACTACCTCTATTTCGGTAGAGGCCTTTTTGTATTGGGTAACTGGATACCAAATACCTTCTTCTTTCCATTGGTTGAGTTGGAATATTGTCATCCCAGCTTCCAGTAGGTTGGTGAGTTTGTAAATGTTAATCATGTTGTGGTCTATTTTAAAATGAATAAATATATTTTTATTTCTCACTACAAAGATAAGAAATAATATAATAATTTGCAAATATAACTGAGGTAGAGGCAGGCTCTTAGTTAGATTAGAGTCCTGCCTCTAGGATAGATATGAAAACAACTGGTTAATCATCGTTAAGAGAATCATCCTTTAGAGTTTCATTAAGTACCTCATTAAGGAGTTCTGCACGTTGTTCTTTTGATAGGCCATCCAGTGTTCCTTTGATTCTCTCTTTTAATGCCCTTTTAAGAGTATTTTGGTACTGATTGATAAAGGTAATTGAAGAGATTGGTACTGGTATAAGTACTCTCATCTGTGTAGTATGATTACATCTGTCAAGTAATTCCGATAACTCTTTGCGGTTTTCCAATGAATGTTGAATAACCATGGCGATTACATCTGGTTGTTGAACATCAGTACAACCTGAAGCATAGCGTACAATTCTATCAAAGGTTGATTCTGTAATGTCAAAGGGCATACCATTTAAGAAGGGTTCCCTGAAGTCAGGGTCCATTGTTTCTGTTTCTAAAACAGCTCTGATTTTCATAATTCTACTTCTCCTATTCCGTTAGCAAGTAAATAATCGTAGTACAAATGTACGTTAGTATCTCCATAAGTCCTAATGTAGGATTCAGCATCCTCTGGGTCTGCTGAGACCCAGGGATATTCTTGTATCTGTGCCTTATGTAACTGTAAGGCCAGAGATTTTAATTCTTCTTCGTTCATGATATTCTGAAGTTAAGTTGGTAAACCCAATTGTTTCTGTCCAGTTTGGTGAACGATATAAATTGTCCATCACCATCGGTAAAGTTCTGCATAAATCGTACGCAGCCAGTAGCAATGATATTTTCTCTTGGTCGGTCTACTGTAACCAGGCTTTCAAATGTAAATGTATAATAGCAAGTTTCGTATACCCAGATTTGATTGATATCGATGCAAGCCAATCGATAGTTATCATATAACTTGCTGAGTAGTTCGAATAGGTTATCCTTTAGGTTTTCGTTTTCCTCTTCTGTAAGAGAGAAAGTGTTCTTATTATTAATGAACCTTTTAAGTACCTCCTCCAGGTTCTGGATAGAAGGTTTAGATGTTGTTGTTTCCATATTTTTGTCTATTTTAAAATTGATGTACAAATATAATAATTTTATATTATACTACAAAATAATACTCTTTTATTTTTAAAACGGCTGAGGATAGGAGTACATTAGTCTTTAAGTTTTGACCAGACTAAGTTAATAACTTGGGTAAGGAATTGGTCAACATATTTGGGTGGTATAGGCCCTTCTTTCTCTTCGGTAGCCCAGCTTCCTTGTAAAGCTTCTACTAATTCCTGGGCAGCTTTCTCAGTGCCTTTTTTATCTTTAATGATATCTAATAGGTTTCTTACGCATTGGTCGGTATTTCCAAGAGGTATTTGTTTTCGAATTTCTTGTAAACCTCCATCGTAAGTTTCTACTGTCTCAATATAAAGGCAGTCAATTCTAAGGATTATTGTATCGATTAAGACCTCATAATCGATTGGGTCCTCAGGAGCAACTTCCTCTATGATTCTGTACATTTTAATGAGGGCATCAAGGATACCCTGCATATCTGGGTCTTCTTCTTTAATAGGAATACGATTGATGATTCCTCCTCTTTGTTCGATAGATAAGTAATACTTTGACATGGATATAAAATTTTAATAGTTTATTAATTCTATACAAATATAAATATTATTCTTATATCTGCAAAAGAATTAATAAACTATTTAATAATTACTGAGGTAGAGCCCGGAATCTGTTTAAGTCCCAGTCATACTTCTTGTCTCCCTTGCTAGTAAATACCCAAAGGTAATGGTTGTTGTATTCCTTAGCAATGGTATTATACTTAGAAGTCTGAATAATGATACGATTTGGTTCATATTCGATTAATTCAGCATGTACTGTAAACGCTTGATGACTTTCGAGATTAAGTTTGGCTTTGAAGTCTTTAAGAAACTCATCTCGGTTTACACCATAATTATCTCCCACGAATTTAATGTAATCCTCTTCTACCTGTTCTAACATGGTAGATACCTTGAATCTAAATTTGTTCATCTCTGTTATTTTTAAGGGTTAATAATTTCTCTTGTATTTCTTCAGCCCATCTTTCTATAATGTTAGATACTGTTACCAAGCAATCTTCATCTATGAATGACATGATGATATCCATACATTCATCAAAGTAATTATGAATACTAGATGGATTACTCCTAAGGATGTCCCAGTTTTTACAGTAGTTGAACTTAATAATCTGTATATATTCATCTATTGTTACCTTTCCTTCAGGTAAATACCCATATATCCTTGAATACAGAGTTTTGAATTCATTCTCAATCCAATCCAATTTGAACTCATCTGGTAGAGCCTCATAATAGGATTGGTCTGGGATATAATATCTGAAGATAAAATCCTTATCCCTTTTAGTTTTTATTTCTGGATAAGATAAAGCAAATAATACGGGTATCTTATAAAGTAATAAATCTGGTACTCTATCATATACCTTGTAATGTTTCTGATATTCCCGATAAGCTTCTATCCATACTCGGTCATCGTAGATATGGAGTTCATTAAGAATTGATTGTACTCTAACCTGAAAATCTTGAAGATAACTACTAATGGTAATGTTATAAGAATTATCTAAGCCCTCTATCTTTTGTAGTTTAAATAGGTTAGAACATTTGATGACTCTAACTTTCTTTTTCTTTCTGAAGAATTTGAACATATTGTTAAAATGTAAAGTTAATATATACGGTTTGAGAACCTTTCATGAGTTTTTCATGATTAGTATCATCGAATTTCCAGCAGGAGTATTTACCAGCTAAACGGTTATATTCTCCTCTGACCCATACGGGTGCAGTATCCGAGGGTTTGAGTCTAAAGTAAGTACCTTGATTAATGTTCTTAATCTTAGTCTCCTTGTGTTCTTGGTTGAATGTTTCCATATTTTTGTCTATTTTTAAAATTGATATGCAAATATAATACTTTTAATTTTAATATGCAAATCCGTATATACACAACTGAGGCCACCGTTAATAGGTAGCCTCTAAGTTATTTTCTTTTGTTTAAGAATGATGCAGCAAGGGATGTATCTTCTTCTGCCTCTAGTATTTCATCATCCTCTAAATACCTATCCATCTCTGGGTCTTCCTCATCTGGGTCAATCCTCATTTCAATCTCCCTGCGCAATTCATGATGCTCTTTAGAGGATACTTCCATTGCAGCCTTATAATTATCCGTAATCTGATTAAGTTCTTTCTTGTTCAGATTAAGACCCTCCTTAGAGGTATCTACTCCTTCTTGCTTAGTAGCTACTACTTCTGGTAGGCTATTGATGTCATACTTCTCTTCTAATAGTTTAGCCTCTTCAGTCTTAGATAGAACCTTTTGAGATTCTAATACAATAGTTCTTGCTTCCTCTATCGAGATAGTATTCTCAGTATTGAGGTTATTCTGTTGATTAAACTGATTGAATATATTGGTTGTATTGCCTCCAGTAAGGTTACGAATAATTGATTGTAATGATGTAGAAGATTCCAACTTAAGCTTCAATGTCTTATTTACCTCGGCAGATATAAATGGAGTATATTTACCTCCCTGGGAATCCCTTAAGATTTGCAACTGATGAGATATTTCCATCCTATCTTCTAATGCCCATGCTAGTTGTTCTCCCAGTAACGCGTTAAGTAATTCTTCCTGTTTATCTTTATCCCATATTCTAGAAGACAATAATCTGTCTCTCATGAATACTCGTACATATTCTATATCAATCCCTAGTCTATTAGAGAATGAATTGATATCATAGGTTACTCCACACAAAACACCATTACCCATTAACCATTGATTAATAAGGTAATTCTGTACCTTAATCAATGCTTCCTCTTCATGTGTCTTCTGGTATTCTAAAGCCATTGCAGTAGTACCCATAGGACGAGGGAATCTTGTTATCTTATCTTCTTTTGCCATATAAATAAGCCTTTCTTATATCTTTAGATTCATCATATCCTATTAGCTCTAACTTATAACATACATAGCAATTAATACTAAGGTTATAGAAATATGCCTTATAGGTTTTTCCTTTTACACCTAAATTAAAGGAATCACCAGAGACATAATCCCTGGTGAAAACCAATTTATCCCATTTACCTATGGGGATATTAAGGCAAAGTTTCCAATCCTTGGCAATAAATTTATTGCCGTGAAGGTCTAGGATTTCCTTTGCCATGATTTCCCTTTTTATAGGTCGGTAATTTTTTGTCTTGTTCATTGAGGTATTCCTTCTTCCTTTTTTCAATGAACTGTTGGATATCTGGGAACATCTTTGCTCTTAAAGGTACTACCTGAGTAGCAAAGAAAGCATTCCATAGGTTCTGTGTAAATCCTTCACCTACTTTAAGCTTGGATATTGCCCAGAATTTACTTTCGAAATTCTTAATGATTTCCTTGAACCGATAATAATATAACTTATGAGTCTTAGGGTTAATGCCAATGGTAGTAGTTTGGCAATAATCTAGAAACTCTTTACCCAATTCGGAAATAAACTCTTCCCTTTTGAAGTCGTAATTCTCTTGGTCGAGTTTAAATAACTTTACGTAATCTATTGCTTCCATATATTTACTCTTTAATTGTTTCTAAAGGATAAGCCTTTAGTGTTACTTTCTTGGTTGCATCCTGGACCTGAAATAAATATCCTCGGTAATTATCCTCATAATAGGAGGACCAGATTGCTTTCTTTACCCTGTACCAATCTAAAGTCTTGGCATCTTTGGGGATTCCTGTGATTAATAACATGTGAGGGTTTTCTCCCACTTGAATGTTAAAAATATCCTTGCCATCAAAGTTACCTATTACTACATAGTCCGGAAAGGTAGGGTATTCCTTTAATTTAGGGTAAGGTACACCCAAACTATCTACTATGGTTTCAGGCTCTATGATTTGATTCTGAAATCGGATATTTAGTTTCGATTTACCTATGTATAGGTCTTTGACTATATTCGTGAACATATGTAGATTATTATATGGGTTATACCTTGGTCCTTGAAGTTATTTAGGTTAGTTGCCTTTTCCTCAAGTTTCCTTAGTGTCTTTCTAGAATCTGTACAGATTCTTCTGGTTGGATTTCTAACCAGCATCAGAATATTATCTAGTGCAGGTTGCAAAGCATTAACTGGTCCTGCATAAAGTATCTCATGCTTCTTCCCACTAATTACATTGTATTGGGTTTTATAGGCATACTTACCTTTGATATAAGTTACCTCAACCTTTTTTATTTCTTCTTTTCTTATGTTTCTTACCATAACCGTCTTTATTTACATAATCTGATATTTCGTCTAATTGTCTCAAGAGTAATGCCTGCACAAATATTGGTACAGGCCTGAAAAAGAAGTTTCTTATGTTACTGGTGTTAATATACCAGTCGTATACAATAAAGAACTTCTTAATCTTCCTATGTTTAAGTGAACGTTGAACTAAGTAGGTTTTAACGCATCTCTTATGCAACTCCACCAACTCCTTGTCTTGCTTTAACATCTCCTTTGCGGAGAATATAGTGTAATCCATTTTTTATACCTTTAGAAGGTTAATACAATGAGGAAGGTACTCTGATATTGGGTACCTTCCCTGAAAAGTAAAATCAAGCAACTTGTTCTGGCTTGAGGACTTTGTTCTTGAAGTCCTCGTATGCCTTAGCAGCTTTCTTGTATTCTTTGGAGTTTTGGTCCTTGATACGGAACATTTCCCGTTCAAGTCTGTGAAGTTCATTACGAGTTTGTTGTCTCCATTTCTTCCGGGCCAGGGTATCGGTTATATCCTCTGGGTATACGTATTTTACTTCCCGGTTGGAGATTACCTTTTCGATGATGGAGGGTTTCTGTTGTTTTTCGACTTCCTTGATAACCTGTTCCTTTTTGGATTTACCTTTTAAGGTTTGGTCTTCGGATTTAAGTGGAACCAATTTGGCATCGGCAAATTCCTTAGCAGCATCCTTTGATGCCTCTACCAATTGAGCCTTAGTCTTTTTGGCTTTGGGAGTTTTAGACTTGGATGTAGCATCCTTAATTCCTTCTAACTGTTGAGCAACTTTGTTACTGATAAGGTTAGCAACCTTGTTTTCATTCTTTTTCATAACGTCTATATTAAAATGATTAAATAGTTAATTAATTATCACATTGCAAATATAAGAACTTTATTTTTAATAGCAAACAAATTTATTATTTATTTTTCAATAGCTGAGGTTAATCAGCTAAGAAGTCAAAGACTTCTGGTACAAAATCAATTTCATTCTCTGGGTCTGAAAGGTATTCGTCCAGGTTCTCATTGTAATAATCTAGTTCGCTTTTCTCTTTAGGTGTAGGAATTATAGGTATGCAATGTTCTGGATGTCTTTCGGCATATTTAATTGCATCCTGATAGGTTAGTTTCTTATCTGTATAAAATTTAACTACAGTATAGGAATAACCTACTCCCTTTCTAGTTACTTCATATTGCTGATATCCAGATTTACTTATCTGGTAGATTTGATTCTCTGGGATAATCTCTGTTTCTACAATATATTCGTAGATTCTTTTACCCAATCTATTTGCCATCTCTTTAATAGAGTCCTTCAATGATTTGGGTTGATTAGATTCCGATTCAAAGGTAATATTATAACCTTGAGATTCTGGTGTAGGTAAACCTGCCCAGAACAACGAAGCAGGATTTGCCTCGTTCGATGTAGTTTTAGGTTTTGAGCCAAAAGCTATCCCGATTAAGATAAATCCTGCTAGCCCTATGATGGGCAATTTTTTAAGACCTGAGTTCATAGCCCGTGGTTTTAAACTTGTTTCTGATATTAGAAGAAACGTATTTACCCTTGGATTCTGCTAAGTGTAATTCGTTGCAGACCTCGTGAGGTACACCATCATAACGATAAACTTTGTTGTTTTTGAAAGCAACCCATAATTGTTTATTCTTGGAGTCGTAGCCATAGCCTTCAATGTTAGATGATTCGCAAGGAATCATTTCAACTCCAGTGTTCAATTCAACTGCTTCTAAATATTCGTTCTTGTCCATAATTAAATTAAAATATTAGTGTTAGTTCCGGATGGAATTTCTTTGTTTCCGTTTGGAGTAAAGCCCATGTCCCATATACTCCTTGAGAATTATCGGGTATCCATTCGTCTTCCATTCTGAATAGAATGTGGGAGCAAACGAATAACTGGTATTCAGGTAAGGTTTTTATCAATTGAGGCATTTCCAATATTTCCTTGTAAACCTGGATGTGGGCAATTAATGATTCCCTAATATCATCATTAGTTATCTGTAATAACTTCCTGAGTAAATCGGGTTCCGTATTATCCAGGTTGTTAAGGATATTAGTAAGAGCCTCAATTTGAATCTGGGCAATGTTCTTTACTACCTCTTTGGTTTCTAAATCCATTTTATTAAATTTTTCGTTATACAAATATAAGAATTTTATTTTATATAATAATACACTTTTAATATAAACTGAGGTAGTGGAAGGTAATTATCTACTCCGGATATCTTGTATCTTGTCTTTAATAGAATCCGGGAATATTACATCATCTACCCACCTCATGAAGAACTTAGAAGGTTTCTTCTCTGAGTTGAGAAGTAATTGTCTTTGTTCTGTAGAGAACTTTAATCGTTCTTCCTCTAACATCCATTTGGGGAACTTAGTGAATTCTGCTTGAGAGAAGGAGAGGGTCTTTTTACCAACAGAGGCCCTTAATGGTTTCTTTCTTTCCTTATATAGGTATGGAATAATTTTCTTCGAGGGTCCACCAAGGATGCTGAAACCGAAGATGACCATTGGGTCAAATTTATCTGC